GGATCTCGGGCCGATTGCACGGAGATGATCGTGGCGGATTGCCGCCCCAGCGGGCGCGTCTCATCCGTCAAATTATCCAGCACAAAATCACCGCGCTTCGTCGTGACGATCAGCACGGCGTGGTACTCACCGGATAGCAGAACGCCCGTTGCCAGGAGGGCGTTCGCCGAGCCGATCCCGGCGGCGATCAGTGCGTCGCGCTTGGCGAGCGCGTAGTCCTCACAGTCACCCGTCGAGCCGCCCACTTTCCAGATGTCCTGGCCGGGCGGCTCGGGCTGCGGACGAATGGCGGCGTTGACGCGACGATTGATGGCGTCGATCTCGCTGAGCGCGACTGGCCGTTGGGCTGCCACGGGTTCGCATTGGCGCGGCTGCTCGGCGCACAGGGCATAAAAGCCCGTCGGCGCCAAGGTATACCCGACGATGACCAGCGTCGCCAACAAGCCCATGGCGTCAGCTTAACGGAGCTTTTCGCGCGTCGCCATCAGGATCTTGCCCAGATGGTTGTCCCCCTTTCCGCGGCACACGCCCCAGAACGTGTCGCCCCACGTGTTGCCTTCCACAAGCCCGGCGTCGCCGGTGGCCAGCAACTTCTCGCGCAATTCGGGATGCTGGAACTTCTGAGCGACGAGATCGGCCATAACTTCCAGCTTCGCTGCGTCCCAGTCGGGACGCAGCTTAAGTTTGCGCCCGAGGCGCTTCACGTCACCGGGTTTCTCGACGGCGCGGATCTTGGCGCGCTCGGACACGTCCAGTGTCTTGGCCGCCACATAAGCATGCTCGACCGACGGATACAGATCGCCGTCAAGCACCACGCCAGCCGGCCAGAAGTTGGAGAGAAACCGATGCTCACCGTGAAAAGACGTAATTTCCATTTTCTGTTCTCCTAGGTTAAAAGCCAGAGTACCAGCAGCCAAAACGCCACGGGCGGCCCCAGCCAGATGTAGATGCGCGGTATCTTACCCACGATCGTGACTTTCCTCACGAGTTTCTTGCTGCCCACCAACGCCGTCATTGGCAGACGGGGTGGACGGCGTCTGCGTTGCAGGCGTTTCGGTGACCGGCTGCGAGGGCGCTGACGGCGCTTCGGTTGACGGCGAGGGCGCTTCGGCCGCCGGGGCGCTTGGCTGTTCGGCAACTGGCGCCGATGGCATGCCGCCCGATGCGGCCGGCTCCGTCGTGCCGCTGGTCGGCGTGCTCGACTGCCCTCCATCGTCGGCCATGATCAGCGCGGCAATCGGATCGTCGAACACCGGCCACGTGAAGCGCGCGGGCTGGCAGACCGAGCAGCCGGCCAGCGCCAGGAGCGGCAACGCCGCAAGGGTTTTCACGCCCCGGCCTCGACGGGCTCAGTCTCGACCTTGTGCTTCGTGCGCATCGCCCAGAAGCAATGCTTTCCAAGCCAAACGCGCGGCTCGCGCTCATCGTGATCAATGATGCGAACCGTCTGCGAATTGTCGGCGAGGTTCGTCGTGGTGACCTTGACCAGCTGCATTTTCAGTCTCCCGTAAAAATCGCTCGAAGCGACTTTACACGTATTACATATCGTCATACAGTCCGACTTGTCAACGCGAATTTGGAGCCGATATGGCAGAAAAATCAGCACCGCGCAAAGTCGCAAAGCCCCGTCGACAACAGGACCGCCCGACGGTGTCGTTCCGTCTCGATCAATCCAAGCTGGGGGCACTGGACAAGAACGCTCGCCGGTTGCGGTGCACCCGCACCGATCTGATCGAAGCCGTGATCAACCGCTTTCTGGGCGAGCCGTTCACCAACGTCGCCGAATTGGACCGACATCTGAAGGGAGAGAAACCCGATGACCGACAACTCAACATCTTCGGTTGACTGGCAACCAATCGAAACCGCGCCGCATGACGGCACTTGGATACTGTTGTGTGGCGGCAAATGCACCGGGGAAGGCCCAGACCCTTGGCAAGCCGCATGCGTTACTGCCTGTTGGGACGCTGAGAATTACTACGCACGGCGCGAAATGCGGGCGGGAAGTTGGGTGCGCTCTTACTGGGACGCTTGGCATCTCTGCCTCTATGACGCGCCGACGCACTGGGCGCCGCTGCCGAAAGGACCGGCCGATGTCTGACCGTTTCGACGAGATCCGGTCGGAAAACCCCGATCTGGCGATCAATCTGTACGCGATGACGCCCGGCGGCGACGTGACCCTGGAAGTCATCGAGTCCGACGTTAACAACGACGGGCAGTCCATCACGTACACTTGGACGGCGCCGACAGCAGCGGAAGTTATGGCGCTAGCCTTTCCGGCTGACCCGGAGCCCGACGCCGACGTCGACGCGCCGCCCGAACCGCAACCGACAAGCATCTTCGACTGATCGGAGACAACCGACATGAACTCCAGAACCAATACCCTTTTGTTATTCACACTCGCCGCGAGCGGAGCCATCGCCGGGCTGGCCGGCGGCTATTTGATCGATACGTGGCCCAACCGCGGAGCGCGTATCGAGGCCGAGACGATGACCGGCCATTTGTACATCGCCGGCACGGGCGCCGATTGCCGCGCCGCCTGGGCTGCGGCTAGAGCCGAGCCTGGCACACGCCGGGTCATCTGCGTTCAGGGAGACGAGTGATGCCCTACCCCGCTCTGATCTATCGGGCTGACAACGCCCCGCCGCCGCGCCCCAGAAATCGCCGCGCAACCCCGCGCGGGGCGCGCATTCTGGCCCGGATCGAAATGCTGGGCGTGACGATGGAAAGCGTCGCCCGCCGATCAGGTTTCTCCTGTAGCGCGATCTATCCTGCTTTGTCGAGCGAACACCCGGACACGTTCTTGCTGGAATGTGTCGAGCAAGCACTCGATCTGCCGAAATGGAAGGGAGGCTAGAATGGAAATGAAAAGCAACGTATGGCCCAACGGATGCGACCACACCGCCCCCGCCGCGCTACGTTATTTGGCGGAAAACAGACGCCCTATTGGCGGAGAGGACATGTTTAACGCTGCGCGCTTACTCCAAATAGCCGACGAATTAGAGCTAGCCGTAGCGGAAAGCCAAAAACCTCGCGAGCGCTCACGTTCTAGCTCGTCAACTACCGAATTGGTTGAAGCTTTAGAGGTCGTATCATACTACCTATCGCGTCAAACAACGGGCCAAGGCATAAAGCGCCTTGTCGACGATGCGCTATCCGCCTACCGCGCGAGCAAGGAGCCTGCTCATGATTGACGACCCCTACGACTACCTGGCTGGGGCCATCGCCGCGCATTGGGGCGAGCGCTGCCCGGACTACGAGCCCCAGTGCGCCTGCTGCGCGGCTTGGGCGCAGTACGACGCGCTGAAAGTCGATGGCCTGAACCACGCAATCAAGTTCGTCACGGATAGGCGCGACGATTATCTGGAGGAACACGGTAACTACGACCCTGAAACCGGGTTGACAGAATGCGCACCAGCTGGGGAAGAGTACGTCTCTGAACTGGAAGAGATCATGGAGGGGCTGGAAGCCCTGCGCGCCAAATGACCCCGCGCGAACTGTCTGTCGTCATCCTGAAGCAAGTCGCCGCCAAGCACGGCACCACGCTGGCGGATCTGCACAAGGGCGCCAGATGGCCCGAGCTATGCCAAGCGCGGTGGGAAGCATTCTACCGGCTACGCACTGAACGCCGCATGACGCTGAAGCAGATCGGCGAGCTGCTGGGGTACGATCATGCCACGGTGCACTATGGCGTCTCTCGGCACGCCGAACTCGCCGGCATCGCAGCGCTGAAAGACCGGGCCGACTACACGGTCCAGAAGCGCGCCAAGGCCCGCCAACGTTATCACGAGCGCGCCGCGGCGGAACGGGCTGGCTAGATCGTCGCATTTGTGCGATGAAATAGAACGGCGGCCGTTAAGCCGCCGTTCCGGTCCAACCGACAAGTGAGACCAAGCAACGCCACTGGGAGACTGAGCGTGCCTGACATTTCTACCGCATTCGCGGGGTTGACACAACCCCTTGCGGCTACAACACCCCCTTCTATCGACATCCGCGAAGGCGACTGCCGCGACGTTCTAAAGACGCTGCCCAGTTCATCGGTCAATTGCATCGTGACGAGCCCGCCTTACTTCGGGCTACGCGACTACGGCGTTGACAGGCAGATGGGCTTGGAGCCGTCGCCGGACGAGTTCGCCGCAGCACTGGTCGGCGTTCTGCACGAGGCGCGGCGCGTGCTGAGAGATGACGGAACGCTTTGGCTGAACCTTGGCGATAGCTATGCCGGCGGCAACGCGACAGGAAAATGGCGTGAAGGCAGTGCGCGCGCAGATGGCGATGTGCGCGACGATGGGCATAGTCGACGCAACCGGAACGGCATCGGATCTGTCGATGGCTGCAAGCCCAAAGACCTGATCGGCATCCCATGGCGCGTTGCCTTTGCGCTGCAAGCCGACGGCTGGTATTTGCGGCAAGATATCATCTGGCACAAACCGAACCCGATGCCGGAAAGCGTGCGCGACCGATGCACCAAGGCGCACGAGTACATCTTTTTGCTGAGCAAGTCGGAGCGGTACTACTTCGACAGCGAGGCGATGAAGGAGCCAATTGCAGACCCGAGCCGGGTAGGTGAACGCACACAAGTCAACTACGCCGACGAAAGCAAGCTGGGTAGAGCGGAAATCGACCGTCATGTTGTGACCAGAAAAGCAACCCGCAACCGCCGCAGCGTCTGGACCGTTGCGACCCGCCCATTCAGCGGCGCCCACTTCGCTACGTTCCCGCCAGATCTGATCGAGCCGTGCATTCTGGCTGGCTGTCCGAAGGGCGGAACAGTGCTGGACCCGTTCTTCGGCGCCGGCACGACGGGGCTGGTTGCGCAACGCCACGGCCGAAATGCCATCGGCATCGAACTGAACCCGGAGTACGTGCGCATCGCGAAGCGTCGTCTGGGTCTGCCGGAAACGGACATCTTTTCATGACAATAGCTGCTCTCTACGTCGAGACAAACGGCGCGTACTACGGGTTGGCCGGTGTTGACCCGTGGGATGAACACCGCGACGCCCGTAACTATACGGGCCCACATGCCGTGGTGGCGCACCCGCCATGCCAACGCTGGGGCAAGATGTGGTTCGGGCAACCGCTGACAGTAAAGCTGACTGGCGTACGCAAGAAAAAAGGCGACGATGGCGGCTGTTTCGCTGCCGCGCTGGACGCAGTGCGTACATGGGGCGGCGTTCTGGAGCATCCGTGGCAGTCTCACGCGTGGCCGCATTTCGGGCTCGCCGTGCCGCCGCGATCCGGCGGGTGGGTGCGGGCTGACAACTGTGGTGGCTGGACCTGTTGCGTCGAGCAAGGCCGGTACGGGCACTACGCCAGAAAGCCAACCATGCTGTACGCGGTAAGGACACACCTGCCAGAACTGGACTGGGGCACCAGCGAGGCAAGGCTGGACCCGGCCGTTGTCGAGCGCATGGGCCTCAAGCGCGCCCGTCGATTGGGCGAAGTAGGCGCGCGAGGCGGCGGAACAGACAGCACACCCCGCATTCACACGCCACCACAGTTTCGCGAACTGCTAATCAGCATGGCGCGCTCCGTCGGCGGGCTACCGGAAACGGACATCTTTTCATGACAATAGCCGTAGACTTTCTGCGCCAGTTCGATCCGACTGGCTGGCACAATCTCGTCGCCATAGCGCCCGACACGCGCGCCATCTGCGGCGTCACGATCCCGCCCGGCGAGTGGTCAAAGGCTGAAGCGTTCGTCGAGAAGTGGAACGGCAAACGCAATTTGTACTGGTCCGTCAACGAGCCTAAGCTAGACGCCCCCGACGCGAAATTAGGCGAGGCCGACATCGCGGCCATCCGCGCGGTCTACGCCGACGTGGACCCCAAGCCGGGCGATCTGGACGCGGCTCGGCAAGATATCCGCAACCGTGCGAAGCTCGCGTTGGGGAACGCGAAGCCCTCACTGGTGATCGACAGCGGCGGCGGCTTACAATTCTTTTGGACCGTGAATAAAACGCCGGTCGACGAGGCGGTGAAGCGAACAGCAAAACGCCAAGGCCGCGGCATTGCCCATCTGATGGACGGCGACGGCGTCTGCAACATCGACCGTATCATGCGCTTGCCGGGCACGGTCAACTTGCCCGACAAGGCCAAGCTGGCGAAAGGGCGGCGCGTCGCGACAGCAACCGTTCTCGACCAGCGCGACGAACGCTATCGGCTGGAAGATCTCGCCAAATTCTACAGGCCACTTGACGCCGAGGAAGGCGAGGACAAAGACGGCGAAATTGCCCAGTTGCAGCAGGCCATGCAGTCGTGGCGGCCAGAATTTTCCTGTCTGGACGAGGCGCCCGATACGCTGCGCGCCCGGTTCGCCGAGGCGATGGCCGCTGACGAGGGCTTGGCGCGGTTGTGGACGGGCGAGTGCGCGCCGGACGATACCAGCAACAGCGGCTGGCGTTTCGCGCTGGCAGAAGCGTTGAAGTCGATCGGCGGGTTCGGGCCAGAAGACTTCGCATCGATCCTGTACTGCTGGGATCGGCATGACCCGGAAAAGATCACACCGCGCACCATCGCTCGCGACTGGATCCGGGCGGATGATGGCGGGCGCGGACTGATCGGCGATCTGACCGGCGGCGTTCAAGAAACCGAACAACCCGCATCGGGCAAGAAATTCCACTTCGAGAGCTTCGCCGACGTTGTTGCGGCCGACATTACCCAGACGCCCGCGTTGATCGACGGGCTGCTGGATCAAGGCGCGATGAGCGTGGTGTACGGCGACAGCAACGCCGGCAAGACGTTCGTCGTGATGGACATGGCCTTTCACGTCGGCGCCGGGTTGCCGTACGCGGGAATGGACGTTGCGCAAGGGCTGGTGGTGTACGTGGCGGCAGAAGGCGGCCAGGGCATCAAGAAACGCGTCAAGGCGCTCCACAAGGCCTACCCGAGCGTTCAGCCTGACTTCGTGCTGTTGGCCTCTCCAGTCGATTTGCGCAACCCCAAGGCCGACACTGCCCCATTGTGCGAGGCCGTGCGCGGGCTGGGGCGGCCGGTGGCGCTGATGGTCATCGATACCCTGTCGCGTGCCATGGCGGGCGGCGACGAGAACTCGTCGGTCGATATGGGCGCGCTGGTGAAGCACTTCGACGTGATCCGCAAGGCGTGCGCTCCGGCCCATCTTCTGATCGTGCACCACACGGGCAAGGACAAGGCCCGTGGCGCCCGCGGGCATTCGCTGTTGCGGGCGGCCACCGACACGGAAATCGAGGTCGCAGCGCCCGAACGCGGGGAGCGTGGCGAGAAAGGCTCGGGGGGCGTGTCGACCATCACCGTAACCAAGCAGCGCGACATGGACGGCGAATGGACGCGGGCGTTCTCGTTGCGAGAATGGGTGCTGGGAGCCAAGCCGAACGGCAAACCGATCACCTCGTGCACCGTCGATTTGCTGACCGTGGGGGAAGCGCGGGCCGTGAAATCCATCCCCACGGCGACAGAAACGGACGTTCTGGCGGCCCTCGAAGTGGCCCAGTCAGAGGCCGGTGGCGGGCCCGTTTCGACCGTTGCGGTGGCTCTGCAATACGGCGGTAATACAGAGGCAAAAGCTGTTTCTGCAATACGCCAGCACCTGAGGAGCTTAGAGACAAAGTGTCTCGTTTTTAGGCCAAAATCGGGCCTTTGGGGTGTAAAAAATCCAATTTTACACTTTAGCCATACAACAGGGTCGGGTGTAGAGAGTGTAGAAAGTGTAGGAAAAATTGACGGTGGAATTTTCGCATAGATATCAGAGGCTTACGGAAAAGTGTAAAAAGTGTAAAAAGTGTAAAATGTCATACGGTGAAGGGGTGTAAAGTGTAAGACCCCTATATATAGGTCTTACACTTCCTACACCCGCCGATTTTACAGTTTGCGAGCGGCTGGGCCGGATAAGAAAAATGGCGCCGTTTCGGGTGCCGTTTCGAGGTTTTCGGGGGCTTGTTGTATTACACTGTGTTAACGATCGAAGCGCCGTAGTTGCGCCTTCACCTTGTAGGCGTCTTCGTTCGTCGGGTGGACGCTGACGCGAAATACGGCCACATATCCCGACGCGCCAGAAATGTCCGTCTCGTTTAGTTCCCATCCATTAGGCAGATGCAAACGCCCCTCCTCGAATGCACGCCATAAGCGATCCGGGTTTGTGCGGAGCGCGAAGCATATTTTCAAATCGTCCCATGGCAGGGTCATTTCTGGAAACTCCGATAGAGGGCGGAGCAGATCGCACTGACAGCGGCGGGCAGTGCCGCGAACAACATGGCGGCGGGCATCGCAGCTACCAGCCAGACGAGCAGGGCGAGAAGGGCGATCATGCCGCACTGCCTACGTCGTCGGCATGGTCGGAATTGGCTTCCAGCTGTCGTCTAGCCGCTTCCTTCCAGACGCAGGTATTGACGCTAAGGCTGTAGCCTTCGCCGTTCTCGCGGAGCGCTTTGACGACGTGTTGCGGTAGCTTCATGCGGTCCCATTCGTTTAGCGTCGTGTAAGGTGAGTTGAGATGGTTATCGCCAGCGGCCACGGCTTGCGCGCAGCGCTTGAGCAAATCCGAGCTATGCACCCTGATATTGAACGCCTTGACGTAGCGCCCCCAATAGTCGCGATGCAGCTTGTAGGCTTCGGCGCGGTGCGCGTCGTTGTCCAGATCCTTGAGCGCGTCGTGGCGTTCCCAGAATTCTTTGCGCGTCAGGACTTCGGTTCCGTTTACCATGGAAGGCATGTCTTTTCTCCATATTTGGCCGGTGGCGGCGTTTTGACGTTTCGAGGTGTTGAGGCCCGCTTCGGAGCAAATGCCCGTCAGCGGGCTTGTGTGGCGTCAGGAAGGGCTATGCGCCACGTGGGGGCAATACTGTCAGGAAGCCCGCATAGCGCTGCCATAAGGCGGGTCGGCGGAGGATGTTCGCTTCTAGATCTTCGCGGGTTAGCGGGTTAGTCGGGTGGTTCACAAGCTCCATGAAAGCCGCGTCTGCGTCTCCGCATCTACGGCTGGCCGAGTAAAACAGTTGAGCTTGGCTTAACATGCGATTGCTCCGTGTTTCCAGTTATTTGCCTTCAGGCAGGTATTCCCAACCAAGGCGGGCTTTGGTCGCGATCCACTTGGCTTTCACGGCCTCGCTGGAGGCGTAGGCCGACCAGTGCGAGCCGTCGGGCAGGCGCCAGTGAACATGCAGGCCGGCGGCTCCGCGTTGCGCCATGGCGCGGGCGATCAGGGCAGATGAGGCGGGGCTGAGCATGGCGTTTTCTCCGTGTTGTCAGGGCCTTGTGCGTCGGTAGGAAGGGCTGTTAGACGCCTTTTCTTGTGGCGAACAAGCTGCCAAGAGGCATGCCGCGTTTGTCGGTCATGTCGAGGCGCAGCGGCGTCGATGGCGCGTATTTGTCGGCCCACCACGAACCGCGTTGGATAGCGGGCCAAAGTTGTGCCGGAAGTTTTTCACAAAGCGCGGAGAAGTCGGGGATGTACATGAGGCCGCGCGTCGCGTTGGCGGGAACTTCGAATTTGCGGCATAGGTTTCCGTTGCGGTGTAGCTCCACTTCGAACCATATGGTCATGGTATTTTCTCCGTGTTGTCAACGCCTTCGTGTTGCGAAAGCAAGGGGTATTTTATTCAGTGCGCGTAGCGTTTCAGCGCTGTTGGACCCACGTATAGGCGTCATCGTTACTCTCGAACGCCATGTACCCGCCACAGACCTTGATGACACGGCACGCCCAAGGCGCGAGTTTACGGGCGGTCTTGGCGCTCTTGCACCCTCCGAGAAAAGTCTTGCGCATTTTGTTTTCTCCGTGTTGTCAGTGCCTTCGTGTTGCTTTTGTTGTATGACAGATTGTAATGCGCGTCAACAGGAAAAATGCAGGCGAGGCGAAAAATAATCGCGGATCGGGCTAAAAGCTAAGGATGTGCGTTCAGGGCGGATTGCATGTCTGTAGCGTATGGCATAAGATGTAGCGTAGGCTACACTTTGTAGGATAGGCTAAATGCCCTTAAAGAACGGACACTTAACGGCTGGCGAACGTGGCGTGGCGCGTGAAATGGCGTTGCACGGGTCGCCTGAGGCGGCGGCGCTGAAAACCGGGCTGTCGGCTAGCGGCGTGAAGGCGGTTTTGCGTCGTCCGGCGGTGCATGCGGAGATCGCCAGGCAGCAGCAGGAGCTACTTTTCCGCGATATCCTGCCGCTCGCCGTCGCCGCGCATAAGCGGCTGTTGACTGATCCGCGCACGCCGGCCGGCGCCGTCGCGCAGGCCGTAAAGCTGGCCTATGACAGGACTTTGGGCAGCGAGGAAGGCGCGCGCAGCAAAGAGCCGCACGAGATGACACCAGAGGAGCTGGCTGAGGCAATCGCCACGTTGAGCCGCATTGCCAGCGAGCGCGCAAAGCCGGTCATCGAGATCGGCGCCGAGGTCGACGACAGCTCGATCTTCGACTGATGCGCGCAACGAGCGCCCAACGACATGCGCTAAGCTATTGATGCATATGGACGACGAATAGTCTTAGTAAGACTGTTCGTTGCTCCAAGGGCGGCGCGGCATGACGCTTGCGGCGGGTTGATCGGCCGTCGAGCCCCGGCCCACCCCTGGCAGGCGGTCGGGCGCGCGGGCGGAAACGGCGCCGGGCGCCGCTACCAAAATTCCGGCCGAAAAGGAAACGGACCGTCTTGTCCGCCCCGCCGATAAGCGCTAAATGTGTTGGCAGCGGATCGCGTCAGTAGGGCTCCCTGCGGGTGACCGACGGTGTGGCAGCCGGCCCAAGATAGCTTCCCAATTCCACGGCGAGTGGAATGCGCAGCCAGACCGCATGTCCGGAAGTCCTACTACGTGGACTTCACGCCCGTTTAGGGTCAGGCCATCACTGACCGCCCGAAGCGCAAGTTTCGGGCGGTTTTTCTTTGACTGGCCGTCTTGTCCGCCCCGCCGATCCGGGCTATACGTTGCCCATGTCCGACGAGATCAGCATCAATCAGCCGACGATCACGGCCATCACCGACACACCGTCGGTTCGGGTCATCTATCGGAACGATGCAGGCGCCACGTTTCGCGTCAACGCCGTCCAGAAGCCTAACCCGATCGGCTTTCTCGCCAGATTGCCCGGCAAGCGGGCCTAACCGACAGGCGAACCCAACATGAAACCCGTGAAGACTGAATTGGTTTTCAAACTGAGCGCCCCTGAGCCCCGCAAGGAGCGCATCATTGTGGAGGCCATACCGGTGCAGGATAACGTGACCGAGCCCCGCATCATGGTGTTTGTGGCCGGCATCGACGGCGCGGCGGTACAGGTAGTCATCCCCGCCCCGGAAGCGCGCGAGATGGCCGAGAACATTCTGCGCGCGCTTACCACTTGACACCTGCCACGGACTGGGACAATATCACTGCATCGGCCAAGTTCCCTTCCCCCGTCTCGGCCGATCTTTCCTCCCGGAAGACCCAACTAGCGCCCCGTCAGGTGTACCAATTGGCGGGGCTTTTCTTTTTGGCCGTTTTGCCCTACAACCGACAGGACGCAACGCGGGTGTGGGCCATGTCGTATCCGACCATTTACGATGTTTCGTATAGCTACACTGGCTTTCAGGCCGCTTTGGGCGACGGGTCGTTCCCCGGAACGCAGCTCGACGCCGATATGGCGGGCTTGTCCGACAGTATCGCTTCAATCGAAGCGTTCATTCAGACGGCTTTCCGGTCGGACGGGGTGCTGAAGGCTGCGTCGCTGCCCGGAACCGACCCGATCTTGCAGTACGTCGACGAAGCTGCCGCGGCGGCAGCCGCGTCAGCGACGGAAATCGCCACGACGGCGGCAACGTCCGCTTCAGCGAGCGCAACGGCGGCCGCCGGGTCCGCGACGAACGCAGCGACTTCGGAAACGCAGGCCGCTTCGAGCGCGTCCGCCGCGCAAACGGCGCGGACTGGGGCCGAAACGGCCCAAACAGCCGCTGTTGCCGCAAAAACGGCGGCCGAAACGGCCCAAACTGGCGCCCAGACGGCCGAAACGGTCGCCGTAACGGCAAAAACCGCCGCGGAGACCGCTCAAACGGGCGCTCAGACGGCGCGTACCGGCGCCGAGACCGCCCAAACGGCGGCGGAAGCCGCAAAAACCGCCACTGAGGCGTTTTTCACGTCCGGCAGCTTCTCCACGACGCATCTGGTGCATGCGGTTTCGGCGACGACACGCTTTCCCGCCAGTTCGCGCTACATCGCGTCGAACAACGGCTACGGTTTTCTCGCCGATGTCTACGGCGGCTATGGCGGATTGTTCGGGCGGCGTACCGGCGGCACCAATGCATCCCCGACGGCGTTGACTGGGACAAATACGCTGGTGGCTTACGAGGGCGCGGGCTGGCATTCCGGCGGTGCGTTCGGAACGCACGTCGTTGGCGTCTATCTGGTCGGCGCCGGGGACTTCACCTCGACCAGCCAGCCGACGCGGATCGATTTCGACGTCACGCCGACCGGGTCCATCACCCAGGCCACGGCGCTGCGCATCCAGCCGTCCGGGCTGATCGACGTTCTGTCGGGCAAGATCGGCTTCCCGGCCACTCAGATCCCGTCGACCGATCCGAACGTGCTTGACGACTACGAGGAAGGCTCGTTCACGCCCGTTCTGGTCGGGTCGGGCAACACGTTCTCGTTTCTGACGCAAGCCGGGCGCTACACGAAGATCGGCCGGATGGTCAACTTCGAGCTGACGATCGAGCTGAACACGTCCGGCAACACGCTGGCCGCGAATGCGCTGACGATCACCGGATTGCCGTTCACGTCGGGTACGACGAATGCCGTGTTCCCGGTTGCGTGGCACAACTCGACTTCGCTGTTCGTTCATGTTTCGGCAGCGCTGTCGTCCGGCAGCACGACGCTGACGCTCTACGGGCTGACGGCGGCCGCCACTTCCAGCTACTCGGCGGCAACGGGGCTGACCCTGATGCACGCTACGAACGGTTCGCGCTTGCGGATCAACGGAACCTATGAGGCCTCGGCATGACTATTCCGCTCCAAGAACTAGTAGACGCCGCGGTAATCGAAGGCCGCGTGAAGCGCATTCCGCTCGGCGAAACGGGGCGCCCGGTGAGGGCAAGCGCCGGGGGCAAACCACTTCGCACGCGCCCCGAAACGTGCGGATCTGGCTTCCAAGTACCACGGCATGGATGTCTGGATGAGATGGACGGAGACTTTTCATGACGCGACAGGTAACGCCGGAAATTGTTCAGCACGTCAAGCGCTTCGAGGGCTGCAAGTTGACGGCCTACCCGGATCCGGGCTCAAAGAACGGCGAACCGTGGACCATCGGTTATGGGCATACCAGCGATGGGTTCTTGAAGGTCGAAAAGGGGCTGCGGATCACTCAGGACGTGGCCGATGGCGCGCTGGAGAATGATCTGAACGAGGTCGCCGCGGCGGTCGAACGGCTGGTCAAGGTCGATCTGAACGACAATCAGTTCGGCGCGCTGGTCAGCTTCACGTTCAATGTCGGCGTTGGGGCGTTTTCCAAGTCTACGCTGCTGAAGAAGCTGAACGCCGGCAACTACGACGCCGTTCCGGGCGAATTGGCCCGTTGGAACAAGAACGACGGCAAGGTCATGACCGGGCTGACGAACCGCCGGGCGGCGGAAGCCGGTTTGTGGGCCAAAGGCGCGTTTGTCGCGTCGAATACCGTCGCCGCCGCACCCGAAAGCCCGATCAAGGCGGCATTGAAGCCAGAAGTCATGACGGCGGCTGGCGGTCTTCTGGCCGGCGCGGGCGGCCTGACGACGGGAACTGGGCCAGTTCAGATCGCGTTGGCCGTCTGTCTGGTCGTCGCTGTGGTCGTCGTCGCCGTGCTCGTCATCCGGAAGGCGCGCGCATGACGTGGCTGTTTTCCCTCGGCGCGAAGTTGAAGCTCTGGGCGCTTGCGGCCGGCGCGGCGGTCGTCGCGCTTGGCGCGTTCTATCTGAAAGCCCGGCAGGACGGCAAGAATGCCGTCGAAGCGGAGCAGGCGCGGGCTCGTGCGAAGCTACAGGAGCGTTACGATGAAATCGACGCTGGCCCGGTTGATCCTAGTGGGTCTTACGATCGCCTTCGCCGGCTGTCAGAGCGTCGTCGGTAGCTGCCCGCAGCTTTCGCCGCCGCCGAGCGCCGCGATCGATGCGCTTCAGGGCGCTCATAACGGCGCCGTCGATGCCTGGGTCGTCGATCTTGACCGCCATTATCAGAAACTTGCGGTCTGCAAGGGCGCGAAGTGAGCGAGGAGCCCATGCAATTGCCCCGCGCCAAGAACGAGGTCAATATCAATACCGTCATCACGATCGTCGGGTTTTTGCTGACCATTGCGGGTGGTGGCGTCGCATGGGGCACGGCGCAAGCCAACATCGCCACGCTGACGACCGGGCAAGCCGAGCTGGGCACACGGATGACGACGGCCGAAGGCGTCACCAGCCGGTTGGTAAATCTGGAGTATCGCGTGACCGTCGCCGAACAAGCCAATACCAATCTGGCGAGAGCGGTCGACGAGCTACGCGCCGCCGTGGCAAACCAGAGCGCTGATATTAGGGTCGTTCGGGAAATCGTGACCCGCATGGACCGGCAGTTGGCCGATGGAAAGTAAACCGAAGCGCGGCGGTGGCCGTGCCAGCATGATCAACCCGAAGACGGGCAAGCGCTACGGCTGGGAAGCGGAGCAAGCCGCGCGCAAGGCCGCCGAGCCCGATTTGGAAGAGGTAACGCAGCGCCTGGGGCTGCTCAAGCGCGCTCAGCGCGCCCAGCAGGCGCGCGAAAAGTTCATGCCGTTCGTCAAGTTCACGTCGCCGGATCCCGCCGACCCGAACGATGTTGACAAGTCGCGCTACCAGAACGCCCGTCATCACGATGCCATTGCCCGCGTCGTCGAGGAAGTCGTCAACGGCGGCATTCGCTTCCTGATCCTGACGATGCCACCGCGGCATGGAAAACAGCTTGCACACGAAACGCCGGTCCCGACGCCGGCCGGATATGTGCGCCACGGAGATTTACGGCCTGGTGACACTGTGTTTGGGCCTGACGGCCAACCGGTAAAGGTGTTGGCTATCAGCCCCGAAGCGCCGCAGGACGTGGAGATAGAGTTTACAAACGGCGAGATTGTTCGCTGCCACGAGAAACATGAATGGACGGTGCGGGATCGGCGCTCGTACCCGCCACGAATGCGGACGCTCGAAACGCGCGACCTGGAACACGATGTGTGGATAGGCAAAGCTGGAGCCCGCGGCGGGCGGGCGCGTTGGCAGCTTCCCGACGCGGACTGCTTGTCATACCCGTCGGCTGTGCAGCCGCTTCACCCGTACGCTCTTGGTGTTTGGCTCGGCGACGGCGCGACAACGAAGCCGCATATAACTGGGGTAGATGAAGAGGTGTTTGACGCGGCAGCGGCGTGCAGCGGCTTTCATGAAACAGGCCGTTGGGTGCACAAGACCACGGGCGTCACGACGGTGGCTTTTTCTGGCCCGCGTCCGAACGTTCGGGGCCAATTGTCAGCAGCTTTGCACGCGCTCGGGCTCGTGAATATCAAATTCATTCCGCCGCAGTACTTGCGCGCCAGCAGAGAGCAGCGCTTGCAGTTGTTGGCCGGGTTGATGGACACTGACGGGCATGTCGAGCACGATACCGGTCGCTGCCGGTTCGTTACTGGTGACGAGCGGCTGGCGGACGACGTTTTTACGCTAGCTAGTGGTTTGGGGTTTCGGCCGTACGTCATGCGGCAACAGCCGGGCCTGTCGACTTCGGGTATACAGGGGCGCCGCGAGATTATCACTGTGGGTTTTCAACCGACAGAGGCTATACCTACGCGGCTAGAGCGTAAACGCGTTCTGAAATTCGGGGTGCGCAGGCGTGTAGCGATCAAGAGTATTCGTCGTGTTGCGCCTCATATGGGACGGTGCATTCAAGTTGACCGTCCGGACGGCCTGTATATCGTCGGCCGCAAGCATGTCGTAACCCACAATAGCGAGCTGGTTTCGCGCCGTCTGCCGGCGTGGTTCATCGGCAAGTTCCCGCACCAGAATGGCGTTGTGGCAACCTATAACGACGATTTCGCCGCCGATTTCGGCAAGGACGTGCGGACGATCGTCAGCAGCCCCCAGTTCAAGCAGGTATTCCCCGGCGTGCGGCTCCAGCGCGGTGGCGCCGCGTCGGACTTCCTGAAAACGACGGAAGGCGGGCAGTGGGCCTTTGTCGGCCGGCGCGGTTCGCTGACCGGTCGCGGCGCGCACCTTGCGATCATGGACGACTTGATCAAGGACGACAAGGAAGCCCAGTCCCAAACGATCCGCGACGAGGCGTGGAACTTCTTCACCAAGGTCGTGATGACCCGCCGCATGGGGCTGAAGCTGGTGATCATGACGTTCACCCGCTGGCATTCGGATGACCCGATCGGCCGTCTGACCGACCCGGAGAACCCCTACTACAACGAGAACCTGGCGCGGAAGATCAAGATCATCAACCTGCCGGCCATCGCGGAAGAAGACGACCCGCTCGGGCGCGAGCCGGGCGAGGCGCTCTGGCCGGACGGCCCGGACAAGTTCGACCTGGAGTTTCTGGAGGAACAGCGCAGCATCGACGCACTTGGCTTCGAGGCGCTGTATCAGCAGCACCCGAGCTTGCTGGACGGCGAGCTGTATCGGCGCGAGACGATCAAGTTCTACGGCCCCGGAACCGGCGTCGATCTGCCGGCCAATCTGCGCTATTACGCGGCGTCCGATCACGCGCTTGACAGTGGTCGGCGGCACGATCCGTCGTGTCTGCTGAAAATCGGCGTCGACAAGAACAGCGATATCTACATTCTAGACTGCATCTGGAAGAAGATGCCGACGGACGTGGCGGTGGAGGCCATGCTCGCCATGATGCGCGACGGCACGCCGCCGCTGCTGTGGTGGGCTGAAAAGGGCCACATCTCCAAGTCGATCGGCCCGTTTTTGCGTAAGCGCATGCTGGAGACTGGAACCTACATCAACATCGTCGAGGTCACGCCCGTGTCCGACAAGGGCACGCGCGCTCAGTCGATGGTCGGCCGCGTCGCAATGGGCAAGGTCTATTTCCCGAAGGGCGCGTGGTGGACGGAAAAGGCCATCAACGAGATGATGGCGTTTCCCAACGGCACGCACGACGACTTCTGCGATACCTTGAGCCTGTTCGGTCTCGGATTGCAAAACCAGTTCGCTCCGAGTAAATCTGTAGCGTCGGCCAAGATCGCCGCGCCCGCGTTCGGGACGCTGGCCTGGGTTCGACAGGCGGATACATGGCGCGAGCGGCAACGTGCTGAGCGTACGGCCGGAGGCTTCTGATGGACGACTACACGGATGACTTCGTAGCCGAACCCGGCGAAACGCCCGAAGGTGCTTTCGGCCCGTCCGGCGACGCCGACGAAGAGAAACAGACGACCGAGCAGCGCAAGCGGCTGGTAGCTGAGATCATCGCCGACATCAAGGCCGACAAGAAGCACCACGACAAGGCGTTCCGGCGCATGCGCCGCGACATGCAGATCGCCATGTGGGGCGCCGACAAGGACTGGATTGCGGGCGGCAACTACGTCGCCAACATCGCCGGTCGGCACGTCAAGCAGAAGACCGCCGCGCTGTACGCCAAGAACCCGCGCGTCATCGCGCGCCGCCGCGAGCAGATGGACTACGCCGTCTGGGACGAAAATCCCATGTCGCTGCAATTGGCGATGAAGACGATGCTGGAGGGCCAGCAGGCCGTCCAGATGGCCCAGGCTGCGCCGCCGTCCTTCGACCCGATGACCGGAATGCCGCGTCAGGCCGAGCCGCAGATGCCGAACGGCTATGAAGAGGCCATGGCGCTGTTGCAGGACGCCCAGCAGGGCTTCCAGCGCCGCCAGATGTACGACAAGATAGGCAAGACGACCGAGCTGCTGACTGCCTACTTCATGAACGAGCAGCAGCCGCTCGACTTCAAGCGCGGCATGAAGGCCACCGTGCGCCGCGCCAACACAACCGGCGTGGGCTACGTCGAGCTTGGGTTCCAGCGTGAGATGGGGCCGCGTCCCGGTCTGTCCGATCAGTTGGCCGATGCTCGCGCCCGGCTCGACCATCTGCGGTCGATCGCCGAACAGCTCATGGAAGGCGAGTACGATCCGGACGCGCCGGAGCGGGAAGAACTGGCGCTGTCCATCCAGTCGCTCGTCAACGAGCCTGAGATCGTGCTGCGTGAAGGTCTGATCTTCGACTATCCGCAATCGACGAAGGTCATCCCGGACAAGTGCACCAAGTCTCTGGATGGTTTCATTGGCGCCCGCCATATGGCTGTGGAGTACATCTACACGCCGGAAGAGATCCATGAGATATTCGGCGTCGATCTGAAAGAAGGCTATACAAGCTATTCTGCCAATTCCGGGTCGTCGCGCGAGATTGGCGCCTACGATTTCGACGATGAAGACTATGAGTGGTCGCCGGCTGACGCCAAGAAAGGCGGCATGGTCTGCGTATGGAAGTATTACGACAAGCCAACTGGGCTTGTTTACTACGTCGCGGATGGCTATTCCGACTTCTTGCGTGAGCCGGCGCCACCGGACGTGTTCGTCGAGACCTTCTGGCCGATCTTCGCGCTGACCTTCAACGCGGTTGAGAGCGAAGACGAGCTGTTCCCGCCGTCCGACGTGTCGCTGATCCGCGACATGCAGAAGGAGCATAACCGCTCCCGACAGGGCTTGCGGGAGCATCGTGACGCGGCGCGTCCGCGCTGGGTATTCGCGAACGGCTCGTTCGCCGACGAGGAAGACCCGCTTCTTCTGAAGAACCTGAAGCCGTTCGAGGCTCTGGGGCTCAACATGGGGCCGCAGGCCAAGATCGCCGACTTGTTGCAGGTCGTACCGGTGCCCGGCGTCGACCCGAACCTGTATGAGACTGGGCCGATTTTCTCCGACACGCAGGTCGTTGTCGGCTCGCAGGAAGCGCAGTTCGGCGGCGTCTCCAAGGCGACGGCGACGGAAAGCGCCATCGCGGCCAATTCGACCACGTCGTCGGACGGCGCGGCGATCGATGATCTCGACGCCTTCCTGACGGCGGTAGCGCGCGCCTGCGGGCAAATTCTCCAGCGGGAGATGACCGAGGACATCGTCAAGAAGATCGTCGGCCCCGGCGCCGTCTGGCCGGAAATGACGCTTGCCGAGATATCAGGTGAGATCGTTCTGGAGATCGAGGCCGGATCTACCGGCAAGCCGAACCAGGCTGTCGAGATCCAGAACATGGAGCGCTTGCTGCCGCTGATCATTCAGTTGCCCGGTATTCAGCCCTACTGGCTGGCAAAGCAGGTGCTGAAGCGTCTCGACGATCGTCTGGACCTGACGGAAGGGCTCGCCGAGGGCCTGCCGTCTATCATGGCCCAGAACGGCATGGCCCAGCCGGCGCCATCCGATCCGACCAAAGACCCGAACGCCCAAGGGGCGCAGGGCAAGAACAACGCCCCGGCGCCTCCGGGCGGCTCGGGCGGCAGCATGGCGCATTTTGGGAGCAATCAGGTACCCGGCCGCATCTAGGCCAAGTCTTGCGGCAAAAGACGAATTGCGGTATTTCTCACGGACCAACAGGAGTAACTTATGTCTCTTGACGACGTAAAAGAGGTTGCGGATCAGGTCTCGTCCCCTGACCCCGAGGACGCGCAGGAACAGGAAACGCCTGTTGCTGAGACCGCAGAACCGTCCGCTGCGACCGGCGAAACTGACGATGCCGATTTGCTTTCGGTTGTCCGCGATGTCGTGGGCAAGCAGAGCGAAGCGGAAGACGATCAGACGGCCTCGCCAGCCGAAGGTGAAGAGACGGTCGAAGCCGAAAGCGCGGCAACGGATGACGAGGACTACTCGAAGATCCCGTTCGCCAAGCATCCCGACTTCAAGAAGCTCGTGCGCAAGAAGAACGAATACCGCGACAAGGCGCGGGCGTTCGAGACACAAGCGCGAGAGTATGAGCAGGACGCGGTACGCTACCGTGAAGTTCAGAACTTCATGGACCACAACAATCTGGCGGCCAACGAGGCCGCAGAACTGTTGATCATCGGCGGTCTGATGAAGACCAACCCGGTGGAAGCGTGGCGGCGTGCTCAGCCTACGATCCAGAAGCTGCTTGTGGCAGCCGGCGAACTGCTTCCCGATGATCTCGCGCAGCGAGTGCAGCGGGGCGAGCTGAACCCGGCGTCGGCGATGGCGGAAAGCCGCGCCCGAGCCATGCAGATGTCCATGCAGCGGACGCAGTCCTTCCAGGAACAGCGCCGTCAGCAGCAGGAAGCCCAGAACGCCGTGTCGGCCAACAAGCAGGCCGCCATTTCGTGGGCCACGGATCGCGAGCAGAAAGACCCGAACTTCGCCGCCAAAATGCCGTCTCTCCAGCGAGAGATCACTTTTCTGCAACGCACCGAAGGTGTCCCGCAAGACCCCCAGGGCGTTCAGGAGCAGCTTGCCAGAGCGTACAAGGCGGTAAATGCCGCTTTCCGCGCGCCGCAGGCCGCTCCTCAGGCGCAACAGCGCCCGGCGCAGAAAAAGCCGATCACTCCCGTGCGGGGCGGACAGGTCGCAGGTAATGCCGGGCAGACGGAGTTGTCCACGATGGACATCGTTCGTCAGCACACTCGGCGATAACATGAAGGACGGCAGCGATGCCCTATTCCGCTGATCTGCTCGCCGAGATCAACGCCTCGGCGCTCAAGAACTATCTGAACAAGCGCGATGTTCTCTCGCAGGACATCCAGAACAAGCCGCTTCTGGCGGCGCTCAATCGTGGCGCCGGCCGCTTCACGGGCGGCAACGGCCTGACGACTTCGCGAGCGGTCGATGCTGGCGATGGCGGCGGCTCGCTTCAGGGCTACGAGGGCGACGATCAGGTTGCTTACTACAACCCGACCGGCACCAAGCGGGCCGAGTATACCGGCAAGGAGCATCACATCGGTGTCGTGATGACCATGTCGGAGCTGAAGCAGGACGGCATCGACGTTGTCGAGAACGGCGCTGACCAGAGCACGGTCAACGTCTCCGGCCGCGAAGAGCATGCGCTGGTCGACATTCTGGAGACCAAGTATCGTCGTCTCGACGAGGACTTCAACCGCTCGCTGAACCTTCTGTGCTGGAAGGACGGTTCCGCCGATCCGAAGGCCCTCGCCGGCATTCAGTCGCTCATTCTGGACGTTCCGACGACCGGCACGACCGGCGGCATCAATCGCGCGTTGTTCACGTGGTGGCAGAACCGCGCCGCCACGGCAGCTTACGGTTTGGCCGGCGGCCAGGGCGCCATCACCTCCAGCGCCAGCAATGGCGGCGCGCTGATCGAGTTCATGGACAAGGAAATCCGTCAGCTCAAGCGCTACAACAACGGCATGACCAACTGGGTTTGGCTGGCCGGTTCGGCGTGGATCGACGCCTACAAGCTGGAGCTTCGCGCCAACGGCAACTACTCCATGACGATGTCCACCGATCGCGGCGTTCCGGACGGATCGATGAAGGACCCGCGCCATGCCGGCAACGACATCATCTATGATCCGACGCTCGACGATCTCAGCCTGTCGAAGCGCTGCTACGTCCTCGCGATGGGCGAAGATGACATTCAGCTGAAGTACTTCAACGGCAAGAAGAAGCAGCAGCACAACCCGGCGTGGCCCTACGATCGCTACGTCATGTACAACGGCATCACCACGACCGCTGTCATGACCGCGCATCGTCTGCGTTCCTCGGGCGTCTACGACATCGCGTAAGGCCCATGTGGCGGGCGGGGCCGCAAAGCCCCGTCTTCACCCGAATTTGGAGGCCCGACCATGGGCGCTATCGCAAACAAGACCCACACGATCGCATCGAACGTGACGAACACGAGCACGTTCACCACGACCTATCCGTCCGGCACGTCCCAGGCTTCGCTTCAGGGCTCGACCGGCGGCCGGTTGGTCTATCAGCAGGCGGTGTTCAAGCAGGACGACGCGGCTGGCTTTTCGCTGTCCTTTGGCGCCAGCACCATCACGATCACCAACAACACGGGCGTCACGCTGGCGGCCGGCGAGGTGATCACGCTGTCCTTCGGTGACACGACCTACAACGGTTCCTACAACCTGTCGGTCGGAACGGCCAAAGGCCAGGCCGCTGCCGGCGACGGCTCCGGCGCGAAGATCAGCACTCTGACTGCCACGGCTGCCGTTCCGGCGGGCACGCGCATTCTGGAGCTGAACCACGCCTCGACGGTTATCGCCGCCACGATCGCCGATCTGGCTGCGTTCCCCGGCTTCCTGACGGTGCGCAACACCAGCGCGTCCGGCACGGCGGCGCACACGGTCACGCTGACCAACGGCACGTGGAACGGCACGAACAAGGTCATCACGCTCGACGCTCCGGGCGAGGCGATCACTGTTCGCGTCGATAGCGCCGGTCGCGGGCAGGTCATCGAGAACACCGGCTCCGTGGGCCTGTCTGGCACCTAAGAGCTACCGCCCCGCTCCGGGGCCTAGCGCCCCGGAGATCCTACCATCCGACAAGGAGTTTCCCTGAATGCAGACGGCAAATGTCCTCTTGGCCCTTGCGGGCAAGCGAGGCGAGACGGTTCCCAAGTACGGCGTCACCCCGGCCGAAGTCGCGGTTCTCCGCTTCCTGCATGGCGAGGATGCCGTCTACGACGTTGATGTGCGCGACGACGAAGTCCAGCGCACCAATCGGCAGGAGATCGAGCGTCTGCGGCAGACCTACAGCTACCGCAACGGCGACAAGGTCGTGTCGCCCGCTATCAGTGCGCTGTTCCCCGGCGTCGGCGCCCAGGTGCCGCAGAAGTTCGCCGATCTGGAGTTGCCTGAAGAGCTGTTCATCGTCGCGACGCGCAAGGTCGATCCGTTGGACCATGACGGTGATGGCCGCAAGGGCGGGTCCAAGCCGCTCGAAGAGCGCGCCGTGGCTGACATGACCGTTTCGCAGATGCGCGTCTACGCCAGCAAGTTTGCCGATCTGGACTTGACGGGCCTGACCCGAAAAGAGGATATTCGGGAAGCGATCGAGCTGCACGAAGCCAACATGGCGGAAGCCGCGCCGAAGTCGGGCAGCGTCTTCGAGTAAGGATCAGGCTCATGTCCCGTGGAACGACCCTCGTCAAGTTGCTGGACGATCTACGGGCCGAGTGCCGAATTTCGCTCAACCCGGCGCATAACAGGCAGCAGCGCGACGTTCAGGTGAAGATGCTTCAGCGCAAGCAGGAGTGGCTTTGGAACGACTTCGCGTGGCCGCATCTCCGGGTCGAGCGCTTCATCGATTTGCAAGCCGGGCAGCGATACTATGACATGCCCGATGATCTTGATCTGGAGCGCATCTCCAAGATCGAAGTTCGCCAGGACAGCGTTTATCTGCCGCTGGAGTGGGGTGTTGGCGCCCATCAGTACGCGCTCTATGACAGCGAGTTGGGTGTAAGGGCCTCCCCGCAGGAGCGCGTCCAGATCACTGAGGACAGCCAGCTTGAGATCTGGCCCATTCCGGACACGGACTTCGACCCGGTTTCGCTGGAACGACGCATCAAGGTAACGGGCATCCGCAAGCTGGCGCCGCTGGTCGATGACGGCGACCGCGCCGATTTGGACGACCAGTTGATCGTGCTCCATTGCGCCGCCGAGTATCTGGCTCAAACCGGCGCGCAGGACGCGCAAATCAAGCTGGACCGCGCACAGGCGCTCTACTTGCGTCTCCGCAGTCAGCTCATGCCGAAGCGCGTGTTCCGCATGTTCGGCGAGAAATATCAGCGCTACCGTCCGCGCTACCCGATCGCCGTCTACAACAAATGACCCTTGGGTAACGTTTCCTAGGAGAGTTCAAAGTGGGGAACGTGTGGTTCCGCGAGTTCATTGGTGGTCTAGACACCCGTAGGTTGCCGGAGGCGGCATCCGGCGGTGTGCTGATCAAGGCCAACAACGGGCACATCACGCGCGGCGGCGAGTTCGAGCAGCGGGCGGCCTTCGTCCCCGAATTCGCGCTCCCTGAAGGAACCATCGGGCTGTCCCATACGACGGCCGGCATTTTCGTGTTCGGGCATCAGGCCGAGCCGTCTGGCATGCCGGGCGGCGTCAGCTACCAGCGGCTCCAGCACCCGGACGGCGTAACCGCGCTAGTACGTGTCCTGTCGACCGACCTCTACGCCGCCAAGCTGTACGCCGTGGGCGAGTTCGCCGATGGCGGCGTCTACCACTTCTACGATGGCGCCCAGGTCACCGACTGGTTCGATGGGCGCGCTCGCGCGACTTTTGCCATCACGGGCGGCGTCAGCGACAGTGCCGTGGCGGCGTCCGGCCGCTTCGACATCACGGGCGGCTCGGCCATGACGCCGGCCGTCGCCGCGACCGGCGGCTTTACGGTGACCGGCGGCACGCTGGGCAGCGGAAATCAGTTGACCAGCCTGACGATCAACGGCGTCGAGGTGTTGGGCGCCGCCGTGGCGCACACGGGCGATAACAGCACGACGGCGGCCGCCATAGCGGCACAGATCACGTCCTACGCTTCCAGCCCGGAGTACACCGCCGCAGCAGTGGGCGCTACCGTCACGATCACAGCGGCTGTTGCCGGCGCGGCGGCCAACGGGCGCACCGTCACGCCGACAGTCGGCGGTGATTTGACAGTCGGCAGTGTGGCGAACATGTCCGGCGGCGCCGACGCGGTCTACAATCGCATCACGTCGGTTCTGGTGGCCGGCGTAGACGTGCTGGGCGCGTCCGTCATCCATACGGGTAACAATAGCACGACGGCGACCGCCGTGGCCGCGCAGATCAACTCCTACACGTCGTCGCCCGACTACTCGGCGTCCACGATTGGCGCCACGGTCATCGTCACGGCGGCCGTTGCCGGCGCCGCGGCCAACGGTCGCGTCGTCGCCCCGAGCGTTAGCGGCGACGCGACAGTGGGTAGCATCGCTAACCTGTCCGGCGGTTCCGACAACGCAACGTCGCGTCTGCTCGACATGCGCATCAACGGCATCTCCGTGATCGGCGCCCCGGTGGAGTGGGGCACGTCGAACGAAGACACGGCCACGGCGGTCGCGACGGCGATCAACAGTTACGTGTCCGTTCCGGACTACACGGCGTCGGCGGTCGGTACGTCGGTCAGCGTGGCCGCAGCGGCGACCGGCTCGGCGGCGAACGGTTACAATGTAACGTTCGACACGGAATTTGGCTTCGTCGCGACGCCGTCCACGCTGACGATGGCGGGCGGCGGCGATCTGGCGGGCGCCCCGGCGACCGGCTCGCTGACCGTCACGGCGGGCGCCAGCGGCAACCAGATGACCGCTCTGACGGTCAACAATGTCGGCCTGATCTCGTCGGCAGTCACGCATACCGGCGACAACACGACCACGGCGGCGGCAATCGCCACGGCGATCAATAGCGCCACGTCGAGCCCGGATTACTCGGCGGCTTCCGACGGCGCGGTTGTGACGATCTCCACGGCCGACAACATCTCCAGCGTCAACGGGCTTGCGCTGGTGCCCGTCTTCACCGGAACGTTCGCCGCCACGTTGACCAACATGGCCGGCGGCGTAGACGACACCTATCAGCCCGGCGATTTCGTCAAGACCGTGGGCCAGAAGGTCTATTCGGTGTCCGGGCCGAACCTGCACTTTTCCGGCATTCAGGCGCCGACGAAGTGGACGACCGATAGCGTTGGCGCCGGTTTTATCGACATGTCGTCGGAAAGCTCGGGCTCGGAAGAACTGATCGCCATCGCGCGCTACCAGACGTTCCTGGCGGTGTTCGCCGAGCGCATCATTCAGATCTGGTATCTCGACCCGGACCCGGAGCTGTTGCGGCAGACCCAGGTTCTCAGCAACACGGGTACGGCCAGCGCCCATTCCGTGACGGCGTTCGGCGACGCCGACCTGTTCTATCTCGACGAAAGCGGGCTGCGTTCGCTCCGGGCGCGCGATAGCTCCAACTCCGCGGCGACCGCCGACATTGGTGTCCCGGTCGACGAGGCGATCGTCGCCAAGCTGGCGACGCTGGACGAAAACGAGCGCAAACAGATCACGGGGCTTATTGAACCGTCTGATGGGCGTTTTTGGCTGATCATGAAGGACCAGGTATTCACCTTCTCCTTCTTCGCGGGCGCCAAGGTCAGCGCGTGGTCGACTTACGACACGACCTATCAGAACGAGGACGACGAGGCGGTCGCGTTCAATGTCGAGTACGCCGATGTGTACCGACGCCGGGTCTACCTGCGCGCCGGCAACACGATTTACGTCTATGGCGGGCTGAACGGGACAACGTACGACGCATCCGTCGCCGAAGCGTGGCTGCCCTATATGGACGCTGACGATCCGACGCGGTACAAGGAGTTCACAGGCATTGACGTTGTCATGCGCGGGTTGTGGGCAACGTCGGCCGCCATGGACCCAACCGATGAAACCGCCGAGGATCTGATTGCGGTTCTCGACAGCACGACCTACTCAATGAACCGGGTGCCCTTTGCGCACAATGCAACTCACGCGTCCCTACGCTTCCGTTCGCAAGGAACTGGTCCACACCGGCTCGGGGCCTGCGTCATCCATTTCCGGGGCAGTGCGGGCGAAGATTGAGCCGGCGTCGCGTGACGATGTCCTGGCGGTAGCGCTGGCGATGCGCGAGCGAGACTATCAGGAGTTGTTAGCCACGTCGGCAGTGAACTCACGAGCGGAGCTGGCCCATGTCCTTGCGGCGCGTTACGGTGATCGTTCGGATGTACTGGTCGGGCGTGCGAACGGTGCGCCGGTATGCATCGGGGGCACGATTGCGCCGTGGCCGGGCGTGATTTCGCTGCTGTTCTTCGCGACGCCTGAGTTCCCCAAGATCGGGCTGACGATCACGCGCTGGATCAGCAAGGAGCTATTCCCGCGCTATTTTGATGCCGGCGTGCATCGCATCCAGGCCACGTCGCTAGACGGGTACGACGAAGTGCATCGGTGGCTAGGGGCGTTGGGGCTGGAGCGCGAGACGGTCTTGCCGGCGTTCGGCCGCAACGGCGAGGATTTCGTCCAGTTCGCAAAGGTGAAGCGCTGATGTTCTGCCGGCTCGCGATGCCCTACGATGAGGACGCCGTTGTTGAGATGGCCCGCATGGACATCGAAGAGACGCGGCCCGATATGTCGTTCAACGAGGCCAAGTGCCGCGCCACGTTTCAACGATCCTTGAAAACCGCCGACCCCACTATCTGGGTTGTCGAGGAAAAGCGCGCCACGATTGCGTTTTTGCTCGCTGGCATGTATGAATACGAAGCAGCGGACGGCTTTTTCACGGTCCAACGTGTCTTGTTCGTCCGGCGCGGTCACCGAGGCAGTCGCGCAGCCGTTTTGTTGATGAAGACCTTCATCGCATGGAGCCGGAGACTTGGCGCCAGGGAAATCATCGGTGGAAACGACAACGAGTTCAACTCGGAACGTACCGCCAAGTTTCTGGAGCACTTCGGCTTCGAGCGGGTAGGCTTCTCTCTCAGGATGCTACTCGATGGGCGGCAAGAGCGGCGGTGGCGAAGCGGCGCAAGCTCGCGCGGATGAAGAGGCGCGGCAAGCACGCATTCGCTCGGGCACAACGAGCATCAACAATACGTTCGACAGCCAGTTTACCGACGACTACTACAAGCAGCGTCGGAACGCGTATACGAACTACGCGACGCCGCAGCTTGAAGACCAATACGCGGACGCGCAGAAGCAGCTCACCTATGCTCTCGCTCGCGGCGGGTTGCTGGACAGCTCCATTCGCGGCAGCAAGTTGGGCGAGCTTCAGCAGCAATACGCGCTCCAGAACCAGGACATCGCCGATAAGGCGCTCGCCAGTGAAACCGATGCGAGAAACGCCGTAGAGGACGCCCGTTCGAACCTGATCACGACGCTGAACGCTACAGGCGACGCGCAGCAGGCGGCCAGCACGGCTATCTCGCGCGCTTCCGCGTTGTCCCAGCCAGCGGCCTACAGCCCGCTCGCGTCGCTGTTCGCGAACTTCACGGACGCGCTTGGAACGCAAGCCGCGCTCTCGAAGGCAAACTCCTACGCAGGGTCCGGGACGGGGGCGACCAACTATTCGACTGGGCTGTTCAGTAACCGCAACTCCGTTCGAAATAGCAGGTGAAGCGATGTGTGACCCCTTAACCGCAACGCTCATCGGCGGCGCGCTGTCAATCGGATCCACGGCGTTGGAGTATTCTGCGCAAGCGAAAGTCCGCGCAGCGCGTGAAGACGCGTTGGCGGCCGAACGCATTCGCCAGAAGTCGCTCGATACCGAGGCAGCTACCGTCACCGACACGTCGCGCGATCGGTACAACGATTTTCAGGGTCAGCAGGACACCAAAGCCGCTGACTTGGGCCAATACTTCGCCGATCAGACAGTCGGAGAGCCGACGACTGGCGAGGCGCTACCCACGTCGTCTTCCAACATCACGGTTCAGGAAGAGGCCAAGCAGCGCGCCAAGGCGAAGAATTTCACCGACAAGTCGGGCATGGCGCTGGCAGGGCTGCGGTCGTTCGGCGACACGTTGGGCGGTATAAGTCGCTTGCAGGCGCGGGACGACGCGCTGGTGCGGCAGCTTGGCGGCTTCAAGACCGGTTCGGCCAATGTGCTGCCGCTGGAATTGGACGAAGCGCAGAATGCCGGCAACAAGTTAAGCATCCTCGGGAAGGTGCTCGGTGGTGTCGGTGGGCTGACGATGAATTACGGCATGAGTGGTCTCGGCAAGCCGGCCGGCGGGATAACCCAGGCGGCGATCACCAAGTCGACGACAAACCCGCTCATCCTCGGCAGTCTCTATTGAGGTTCTGATATGCCCATCTCCATGAACCGCGTATACAGTGATCTCGACCGAGGGTTCGCCAACTTGGGCAAGCTGTTTGCGCCACCCGATCCGGCCGACTTGGCAAACGCAGCGCTGGCGCGCTCGCGCGACGAGGACACGGCGCGCCGCCGGGCGCTGTTCAGTATTGCGCAAGAGAGTGGGCTGGATCAGAACCTGTTTGATCGCATGAACATAGCCGCCGGCCTGTATGCGCCCAACGTGGGCTATTACGGCGTTGATCAGGGCAACGCTACGTCTCGCGCGAATAACGCGGCTGACAACGCTCGCATTCTGGAAGAGCAGCGGCTGAAGAACGACGCTGCTATGCGCGAGGCCATTCTGGGCGCCGCGACCGCACCCGTAGCCCAGGGCGCGGCCCGGCCCGGCTTCAATCCGGCCGACTATGGCGCGCCGGCCATCCCCACCGTGCCGGAGTTTGCTGGCCCGACCGCGCCGCTGTCGGAAACGCAGCAGAAAGCCGCCGAGCGCCAAGACATGATCGCGCAGGGCAAGTTCACGCCTGAGATGATCATGGACGCCATTCTGGGCGCGGATACGCCAGTACAGGCCATCGGCCCGAACGGGAAGCCTGCCTACATGTCGCCCGGCGCAGCGGTGCGCGCGGGTGCGCAACCCTACGACAAGCCGTCCGGCGACGCGCAGAAGCCTTCCGGCTACCGCTCCCCGACCGGCGGCGTGGGTATGTTCGTCATGAGCCCGGATGGCGTGCCGATCGACGCGGCGACGCGGGAGCCCCTTCCCCAGGGCAGCGTGCCGATTGGCGTCAACGTGCAGGCCGCCAACCCCGACGCGGCGCTCGGCAATACGCGCACCAAGGAAGCCAAGAACAACGTCGTGATCGAGGACATCGGCCGCGCGCTGAACGAGATCGAGAGCAATCCGACGCTCGCGACCGGTGCGTTCAACCAGATGTTGGGCGCGCTGGGCGGCACGTCGGCCAATGCGCTCAACCAGTATCTGGCGGGTGTCAAGGCTAACGTGGGTTTCGACCAGCTTCAGGCCATGCGCGCCGCGTCGCCGACTGGCGGCGCTCTGGGCGCCGTGTCGGACACGGAAAACAAGCTGCTCCAGTCTGTGCTCGGTAGCCTTGAGGGCTCGCAGCGCCCGGAGGATCTGGCCTACAATCTGAAGCGTCTGAACAACACCGTGCTCGACATCGTACACGGCCCCGGCAACGGGCCGGCGCGCTACGATCTCGCGACCGGAAAACTGGTCGGCGCGGAGCCCACACAGGCAACAGGCGCCACGGGCACGATGCCGCAGCCGTCGCGCTTCGACGATGCATTCGGACGGTTCGGTGCTCCGGCGTCTGCCGCGCAGCCGCCTTCCCCGCCGTCGCCCCCCGCGCCGCCTTCCCCGCCCGCGCCGCAGTATACGCCGTCAGCGGCCATTCCGCCGGCCGCCATCGAGATGTTGCGCGCCGATCCGTCGCGAGCGGCTCAATTCGATGAAGTGTTCGGGCCGGGCGCGGCGCAACGCGTTCTCGGAGGACAGTGATGGCCGACAATCCGTTTGCGCAATTCGCCGCGCCGCCCGCACAGCCGAACAACCCGTTCGCGCAGTTCGCGCAGTTCGCGCAGCCGCCCGCTGAAGCGGCCGGCCCGCGTAGCGCTGATGAGGTGCAGGCCGAATATGACGCCCTGCCGTGGTATCAGAAGGCCGCGACGGCGGCCTACGACACTGCCCGACTGGCGAACAACGGGCTCACGATGGGCGCGTACGACGCGCTGATCGGTGCGATAACCGGCAACACGGATCAGCAGCGGGCGATGACACAGGAAGCCCGTGATCGCGCCGGCAGCGCCGGTCTGGCCGCTGAAGTGGGCGGCGCGGGCGCCGTGCCGATGGGCGCAGCCAAGGCTGGGCTTACGCTGGCTGGCCGATTGGGCTCGGGTGCCGTCAGCGGGCTAAAGGGGCTGGCGGCGCGGAGCGGCCTCATGGCCGCCGAGGGCTCCGGCTACGGCGCGCTGTCGGCGGCGGGCAACGATCAGGACGTGGGCCAAGGCGCGCTGCTCGGGGCGATCTTCGGAGCGGGCGGTAACGCCGCTGCTGAGGGCCTGACGAACACGCTCGGCGCCATTGCGGGCATGTTCGGGCGTCCGCCAGTGCCGACGATGGCCGACATCACGGCGGCGCGCGATGCGGCCTACAAGGCGGCCGACGACGCTGGCGTTGTGTTCTCGCCGCAGGGTATGCAGGGCCTGAACCAGCGCCTGACGAACGAGCTGGCGGACTTTGGTTATGACCCGGCCTTGCAGCCGGGCGCGGCGCCCGTGTTGCGGCGGCTCGGCGAACAGTCGGGCGACAACGTCACGCTGAAAGGCCTCGATACGCTTCGCAAGATGGCGAACCATGGCTACGACAGCGGCGGCCCGATGACACCGCCGAACCGGTCGAACAACGCCGCCGTGAACAAGATCGTGGGCGGGATCGACGATCTGATCGACAATCCGCAGCCTGGCGACGTGCTGGTCGGTGACGCGGCCGGCGGCGCGCAGGCGATGGCCGACGCGCGCGACATGGCCCGCCGGGCGATCAAGGCGTCGGAGATTGAGGATCGTCTGGTGTACGCCGGCCGGCGAGCTGCTTCGACCGGCAAGGGCGGCAACATCGACAACGCCACCCGTCAGAACATGCGCCATATTCTGGACCGAGGCGCACGTGGCTACACGCCGGACGAAGTCGCGGCGCTGAACAAGATCGTGTACGGCACGCCGACGCAGAATTTCTTGCGGTGGGCCGGCGGCTTCGCGCCCCAGAACAACCTCGTGGGCGGTGCTGGGCTGGGCATTGGCGCATCGATCGGCGGTTCGCTCGGAGGGCTGCCCGGCGCGCTCGCGGGCGCGGCGGCGTCCGGCTTTCTGGGGCAAGGGGCGAAGATCCTGGCCGACAACATGACGCGTGGTGGCGTCGAGGATCTTCTGGCAACTATTATGCGTGGAGGAACGGCGGTTCAGCCCAACGCCGTGCAGCGCGGCTTGACCGCCAGCCAGGATGCCTTGGCGCGGCTGTTCATGCAGGGCGGCAACGTCGAGGCCAATCAGTGATCAGCCGCGTGGCGCGCCGACGGCGATGAACACCAAGTAGCCTATCGACAGCCAGTAGACGACATCGAACACGACAGCCTCCTGAGTACGGAATACGCAAATGAACGATCTGCTCCGAAACGGCATTCTGGCGACAGCGGCGGCGGTCGGAGCGAACCCCGTCGATCTCGCTACCGCGATTTCATACGAAACGGGCGGAACGTTCAACCCGCTTCAGGCCGGCCCGACGACCCAGTGGGGCCAGCATCGCGGGTTGATCCAGTTCGGCGAGCCCCAAGCCAAGCAGTACGGCGTCAACTGGGACGACCCGCTCAATTCGCAACTGGGGCCGAATGGCGCCATCGCGAACTATCTGCGCGCCTCAGGCTTCAAACCCGGCATGTCCGGTATGGATCTGTACTCGACGATCAATGCCGGCGCGCCGGGGCGCTACGGTGCTTCGGACGCGAACAATGGTGGCGCGCCCGGCACGGTGCAGGACAAATGGAACCAGCAGATGGCTGGGCATCGCCAGAAGGCCGAAGCGCTGCTGGGCGGCTCCGGAGGCCAGCCGTCCGCCATTGCCGCCGAAGTGGCCCAGTTGTTCGGCGGCGCTTCGCCCGCTGCGGCACCAACCAGCGCCCCGGCCGCCGCGGCCCAAGATCAGCCCATGACGATCGGCGGCGTCCCGTTGGGCCGTGTAGCGGCACAATTCATGCGGAGCCAGAACCGCCGATCTGCCGAAGAACAAGCCGCCCAGGACGCCGACGAGCAACAGCGGCGGACGGCGCTACTGAGCACCTTCGCCAAGCTCTACGGGGCCTAGCGTTTCGCATGCAGTCCGTAGGGCTTCAAGGACATCGTCTGCGGGCATTTCAGCATGCGGCGTTTCTTCTTGCCGTCGACAAGGACAGCCCGCGAATGGAACTCGACATACGCCTTATCCAGATAGTCCATCATGTGGTCATATGCTCTGCGCGGCTGCGCGCCGTGGCGAAGTGCGTCAAGCGCGATGTGGAACGCGTTGTCGCGCAAGCGTTGCGTCTTTGTTTCGCGCATGGGCGCAAAATCATAGCATGCGAACCCGATATCGACCCAGTGCGCGGCAGCACCTGCAAGCGACCGCACGGTAATCGCGTTTTCCGTGTAGCTCATGACTTCCTCCTAAAGAGTGGGAACCGAAACGCGGAATAACGACCAGCGCGTTTCGGCCATGACCAGGCGGCCAGTCCCCGCCGTTCTGTAGTAGCTGACCGGGCGCCCTGATACCGCGTCGGTGAACGCGAACGTGATGCGCCGCATGGGCCAGAACGTATCGAGAAGCCAGTTCATTCCGTCCACCAGTCCGGCTTCGGGAAGCGGTCAGTGAAGGAGATTTCCTGCTCGCCCCAGTCGTCGATGTTCTCCGCGTCCGGCCAGCGGTCAGCTCGCGTCAGCGTTTCCTCGTCGGGCGAGTAGGCAACTACCACGGTATGCGTGTCGCTGTAACCGGTTACCCAGAATGGGCCTTCCGGCGGGAAAGCCAGCGGGCGCCCGTCGTCGCCCGGAACGTAAAAGCGGAAGCGTTTCATTCTACCGTCTCCAGTGCCCCGTTGCTGATGAGATCCACGGTGCCGGCGGGGTCTTCCGGCGCCCATTTCGCGTAGACGCGCTCCACGCTTTGTGTTGTATTTCCGAGTGTCTTGGCGATTTTCCATAGTGGCACGCCCCGGCGGGCCATCCACGTCGCCGCCGTGTGCCGCAGCGTGTGGGCCGAAATGCCCGTGGCTGCGATCCGTTCGCCGCGCTCCGGCGCGTCGGCCAAGCCGGCCTCGATGACGATGCGCTGAATGGTTTCCCAGATCGCGCTTTGGTCCGTCATGACCAATTCGTTGACGCGCTCACGATACGCCCGTTCCAACACCGGGCGCAACGACGACGAGATCGACACGGCGGCGCGGCGCTTCTTGGTCTTCGCCCGGCCCGGCATGTCGTAGTGGATCGTGTTCGTCTCGAAATCGACCCGACCCCACGTCAGCTCCAGAATGGCCTCCTGGCGCGCGGCGGTCTCCAGCGCCAGCCACAAGAAGCGCTCACCCCGCGACAGCGCCGACCCGACACGCAGCCGGGCAGCAGCAGACAACAGACGCTGCATTTCGTCCATCTTCAGCCAGCGCTCGCGCGGCGCGCCGTCCGGCGGCAGCTCGACGGGCACGATCGATGACGTGGCGATCAGCCGCTGCTTGGCGCAGTAGTGCAGCGCCGCGATCAGTACGGCCAGTTCCTTCCGGCAGGTGTGAGGCTGGGCCTGATGGCCTAACTTACCCGTCGTCCGCCGCGCTACATAGAGATCGACGGCGTTCTGATTGATCTCCGGCACGGTAAGCGCGCCGAAGTGCGGCCCTAGGCAGCGCGCCCACAGCTTCTCCAGATCGGCCGCCGTGATGACGTTGGGCCGAACGTGCTTCTCAAAATAGATGGCCCAGCACTCGTTGGCTGTCCTGGCCGATATCGGAATTCCGATATCGTTGCGCGTCAGCAGCCAGCGCGCAAAGCGCGTCTCGGCTTCGGCGGCATTCGTCGTGCCCATGCTACGGCGCCTGCTGCGGCGGTTCTCCGACCAGTGCGCGTAATAGACGCCCTTGTCGTCGGGCTTCAGAACGGGTGTTGTCATTCGGGGGCTCTCACGGATGCGATATACCCGCGCGGCTGAATAACTTCCAGCCAGTGGTCGAGATCGTCGAGCGGAGCGCCTGTAGGTTCCTCGGCCGGCGCGGGCTCGATGCGGTACGAGTAGCCCTCGGCGTTGCAGTAGCACAGAAAGGCATCGAGAAATTCCGGCGACACGCGGCACCGGTAGGGCGGCGTCATCGTGCGCAACTCGGTCAACGCGCGCTCGACTTTCTGCGCGATTTCGCGCTCTTCGGCTTCCTGCGCTTCACGGTCCCTATAGCCGATTTGCTTCTTGAAGCGCTCGACTTCTTCCCATGCGCGGATGCCCGCTTCGGTCTCGTTGTGCATGGCGTTCTCCTGTGTCTGTATGGCGAAACGTATGACATCGCTAACCGGCCGTCAAGTGCTTTTCGCGCGCTGAATGACAAAATGTCTCTTGCCAATATGTCTGGAGCGCGCTATGGTGGCGCATCAATCCAAACCGACAGGAGACGACAATGGGACTGGACACGACACACGGCGCGTTTCACGGTGCGTACTCGGCTTTCAACCGCTTCAGGCAGATCGTCGCCGAAGCGGCAGGCGGAAGCTATCCGCCGCACAAAACGCCGCTCATTATCGGCGGTGAAGAAGTTACGAACCCAGATGATGGCATGTGGTACGTACCGGACTGGGAGAAGTTTCAAGTCGACCACCCTGGGCTTTCTGCGTTTTTTATCAGCAATGATTGCGAAGGGCAGTTCAGCCCTGAAACGTGCAAACAGATGGCCGATGAAATTGAGGCACTGTTGCCGGCGATCGAATTCGTTGCTTCTCGCCATATCGCAGCGGGGCACTTGGAGCGCGATGGCGGCTACGTTAAGGTAGCCGAGCGCTATATTGCCGGCTGTCGCGCCGCCCACGCCGCTAAAGAACCGCTTGAGTATCACTGATGGTCGACCAGCTCGCCTTTCTCAAGGAGCACTTCGGCGACGCTGACGGCGTGTTGGGTCTGCTGGGAAAGCACGCAGAGTGCATTCCTCAGCGCCCGGCCGTCATCAAGTGGTTTCGTCGGGGCTCGGTCCCCGGCGAATGGCTGTTTCTGTTGCTGGTCGCGCTGAAGCACGAAAACGGCGAATGGCCCGACCTGGAACCGTTCATGGGTGCGCCCGCTTCGGGCGATAGCATATTCGACTGACGGAGGTGGCGATGCGTCGTACGCGCCGATCTGAGAACCAGCGTGCCGAGCAGCGGGGCAAACTGAGCCAGGAATTGTGGGGCGCTCGGCCTCTGGCTGGCTGGACGCGCTCAGCTGAGAATAAGCGTCTGGCGCGACGGTTGGAGCGCCGAAGAGCGGACCGTCTTGCGGCGAGCTTGAGCGCCGAAGAATGATCCATATCGTTCTCGCCGGTCAAGCCATCGGCAAGCAGCGCGTTCGCTTCTCCCGAGCCTCGGGGCGGGCCTACACGCCCGAAAAGACCGTATCTTATGAGGGCCGGCTGGCTTACGCGGCGCAACAGGCCATGAACGGCCGGACGCCCCTGGAGGGGCCAGTAGCCGTGGAAGCGACGATCTACGTCGCCATTCCGGCCTCGAAGCCGAAGAAATGGAAAGCGGCGGCACTGGCCGGCGCGATCCGCCCCACGTCGAAGCCCGATATCGATAACGTCATAAAATCAAGTTTCGATGGTTTGAACCTGGTGGTCTGGGTCGACGACAGTCAAGTCGTCGAATTGAAGACTGCAAAGTGGTACAGCGATGCGCCCCGGCTGGAAATGTGGGTGCGCGAAGTTCAACCGACGGAAGGGATATTCTCATGACTAAGCGGGAAGAGACGCCGCTGGACGCCAACCTGGATCATAGGCTGCTGAGGGTTTTTCGGGAAGGCATGCGCGCTCGCGATACCGGCGCTGAGGACCCGTACCGTGCCGGTACACTGGAGCACTGCCTGCACGCCTCCGGCTGGGTTTCACGGGATTTGTCGCTCGCGCTTCAGCGTGAAAGCGGCGGAAAATACACGGCGCCCGAGCTTTTGGCAGTCAACCCCGCCGAAGGAGCCGCAAAGCCGATCGAGCCCGCAAAGTCCGAAGTGGCCCACGACCCCGTCGAGCATCCGAAACACTATACCGGCCATCCATCCGGCGTGGAGTGCATCGCGATCACCGAGCACATGAACTTCTGCCTGGGCAACGCCGTCAAGTACATCTGGCGGGCCGGCGAAAAGGGCGACGCGCTTACGGACCTGAAAAAGGCCCGCTGGTATATCGACCGGGAAATCGAACGGCTGTCGAAAAACGCTTGACAGCCCCGATTGAGCGTATTACGGTACGTCATACAAGCCCTGGCAGACGGCTGAAAGTCTGCCACTGTTCCGCACGCTTTCCTGTCTGTTCGCGCTTTTCGCTCTTTAGGAACACACCATGGGCCTCGCGCTCACACCCGACCCCCACCAAATCGACGGCGCCCGCTGGCTGTCCGGCAAAAAGCATGCGCTTCTGGCCGATCAACCCCGCGTCGGGAAGACCGGCACGCTGATCATGGCCGCCGACGATGTCATGGCCGATACGGTGCTGACAATCACGACGGCGTCGGGCTTGCCAGTCTGGGCGAGAGGCTGGCGGGATTGGTCAACGTTCAATAGGCCGCTTCAGGCCGTCGGTCCACACTTCTGCATCGCCAAAGCGCCGGCACTGGTGACGGTGTCATGGAATATGCTCTGGCGACCGGAGATCCGTGGCGAGCTGCTGAAGCGCAAATGGGATCTGATCATCGCCGACGAGGCCCACAAGGCCAAGAACTACGACAACACGACGACCCAGTCCCTGTACGGCGTTCTGCACGATGACGGGCGCGAGCTGTTGGCTTCTGCCGCACTATTCCATAAGGCCGAGCGCGTCTGGCCGGCGACTGGAACGCCGATCCCGCACGATCCCGCCGACCTGTACCCGATGATGCGGGCGCTGTGCCCCGAGCGGCTGCGGGCCGATGCGGCGCGCGGCTGGACGGACGTGACGCGCTATGAGGCCTTTCGCGACCGCTACTGCCACTGGCGGCCAAAAAAGTTGCCCGGCTCGTGGCGGACGATCATCGTGATCATGGGCGGCAAGCGGGAAGACGAGCTGAACGCCCGTCTGAAAGGCTTCTGGTTGCTGCGAACCCAGGCCGAAATCGGCATCTTGCAGCCGGTCTACGAGACCTTCCCGCTGGCCGTCAGCGACAAGATGCTGAAAGCCGCCAATGGCGATCTAAAGGCCGACGCGATCCTGAACGCCGCCCGGCAAGGCGACACGCGCTCGCTTGACATGCATCTGGGGCCGTTGCGCCGTATCACGGGCGAGCTTAAGGCTCGCGCTGTCATCGACGCCGTTCACGACGAACTGGACGGCGGGCTCGACAAGATCGTTCTAGCCTACTGGCACCAAGACGTGGGCCGTATCCTGAAAGAAGGGCTGTCGAAGTACGGCGTGACCGGTATCGACGGCTCAACGTCGCCGAAGAACCGCGACCTGAACGTCGAGGCGTTTCAGAGCGGGCGCTGTCGGGTCTTTCTGGCCCAGATCGAAGCGGCCGGCGAAGCGATCGATCTGAGCGCGGCGGCCGAACTGTGGTTCGTCGAGACGGTCTTCCAACCGAAGGCCATGAAGCAGATGTCGCTTCGCGTGACGAATAGAAACCGGCATCGTCGACCCATCGTACGCGTTTGTACGCTCGAAGGCAGCATCGACGAAGCATTGCAAGAAATCCTGCTCCGCTTGTGGAGCACGATACGTGAAGTCCTAAAATAGGAGACTAGGAAGATGAGCGTTGAGATCAAGATTTACGGCGAAACGGCGAAGGATGCGCTGGATGAGCTTTCTGGACTGGCGTCCGGGATGCGCCCCACCGGCTTCCGCCCGGAGCTAGCCGCGCCGTACGGCACCGGGTCGAACATGACGGTTGACGAGGCCTATGCGGCGGCCGCCGCGCAAGGCGCTGAGCCCTCAGAGCAGCCCGCAGCGCGGGGCCACACGGTTGCACAGAATTCTACCCGCAAGCGTGGCGAACCGTCGCCCGGCAAGAAGCGGCGCACCGCGGCGGAAGTTGCCGAGGACGAAGCTGCCGAGGCCGCCGAGAATGCGGCGAAGCAGAACATCTCGACCGGCGAAGCGCGCGTCGATCCGGAGAACCCGGAAGAGGCTGCGGATAGCGAAGCAGACGCGGCCCAGGACGCCGCCGATGAAGCCGCCGAGGTCGAAGCGCATCGCGACCCGGAGAAGCCGCTAACGATCGACGACGTGAAGGCTGCGGTCATGGCTTACGCCGAGAAGTACGGCATGCCGGCTGCCCAGGCTGACGGCCCGCGCATCTTCGTCGAAGCGCTGGGCGTCCCGCCGAAGGGTGAAGAGTTCTGGAAGTTCTCCATTCTGCCGGTTGACGACCAGGAGAAGATCCGGAAAGTCATTTCGATCTGGCAGCGCGCCACGACCGAAAACCCATTCAAGCACTGACCAAGGGAGGTCGAATTGGCCCACGAAAAACGCAACCTGAAGGAATTTATAACGGGCGATACGTGTTTTCGCGTCACCCGCAAGGGAGAGTTGGAAACTGACGACGAAGTGCTGGTGACGGGCGGCGACATGACTGCGTTCATAGCTTGGCTCGCCGCGGAAGTCGAAGCGTTGAAGTCCGGCAAGTGCTATGACTGACCACGCCGCACGAGACCACGCCCAGTGGTCTGCTAGCGCAACGGATCGCAACTGGCACTGCCCCGGTGCGCTGGCGTTGACCATGGATCTGCCCGAGACGACGAATGATGCGGCGGACTGGGGCACATGTTGCCATCAGATCGCGGAGAAGTGTCTGCGCGACCGCAAGGACGCCGCCGAGTTCATCGGCACAACCGAGAAAGGAAAGAAATACGAGTTCGAGGTAGACGACGAGATGGCCGACACGGCCCAGATGTACGTCGACTACTGCCGAAGCCGGATCGATGCATATAAGGCGGAAACGGGCAAGAACGCGCTCGTTTTCGTGGAAGAGAAGTTCTCGCTGGCCGCGCTCAATCCTCCGTTCGAGGCCGGGGGTACGGGCGACTGCGTGATGATCTTCCCGGACTGGCAGACGCTGGAAGTCGTCGATCTGAAGGGTGGGCGGGGTGTCGTGGTGGAAGCCAAGGGCAACCCGCAGGGCCGGACTTACGGCTTGGGCGCGGTGCTCAAGCACACCGGCCATACCATCCGCAAGATCATCGTCACGATCGTTCAGCCGCGAGCCGGGCACCCTGACGGGCGCATCCGTTCCGACGTGTTCGACATGGCCGATCTGGTGGAGTGGACGACGGACCTGATGACCGCCATGCGGCGTTCAGCCGAAGCCCTAGAATGGCATAAGGCTGGCGCCAAGCCGTCGGTCGAATGGGGCCGCGACTACTTGGCAGCCGGCAGCCACTGCAAGTTCTGCAAAGCGGCGGGCTTCTGCCCGGCGCTGGAACAGAAGGCAACCGATGCGGCCGGCATCTGGTTCGACGATCTGGACAAGCCGCGCATCTCCAACTCTCCCGACGCAATGTCGCCGGAGAAGTTGGCTCAGACGCTCGACATGCTGGACATGATCGATGACTGGTGCAACGCGGTGCGCGCTCATGCTCACCGCGAAGCCGAGGCCGGGACGGTCATTCCCGGCTACCAGTTGGTCGAGAAGATCGGCAACCGGGCATGGAAGGCCGACGTGACGACTGACGCCGTGGCCGCGCTGCTGACCGGCGCGGGCAAGGACGCCAAGCTGGCCTACGCGGCGCCCAAGGCCGCCTCTCCGGCCCAGGTCGAGAAGGCCTTGGGCGCGAAGAACAAGGGCCTCTTGGCCGACTTGGTCGAGCGGCCCTCCCGTGGAACCAATCTGGTATCCACGGCATCGACAACCCGGCCGGCAGTCACGCCGCTCGTTCAACAGCATCTTACCGATCTGGATGCGAAACCCAACCTGTTCGACTGAAGGAACTGAAAATGGCACGTTCTGAAGACATCAAGACCCCGAAGGCTATCATCGCGTTTGCGCAGGCCGCATTCGAGCCCCAGGAGCGCAAGAATGGCAAGAAGCAGTACGCTCCGTCGCTGCTGTTCAAGAAGGGCGCCGATCTGTCGGCGCTCAAGAAGATCGCCGCTGATGCGGCCATCGCCGAATGGGGCGACAAGGCCATCCAGTGGATCAAGGACGAAGTGATCAAGTCGCCGTTTCTCGATGGCGACGGTAAGCAGGCCGTGTCGAAGAAGACCGGCGAGCGGCATCCCGGTTTCGCCGGCCATACGTTCATTCGTTGCGTATCGGGCGAAGAGTACCCGCCTAAGATCTTCGGCCGCAACGCCGTGTCGCGCATCACCGACAAGAACGACATGCCGTCGGGCTCCGAGGTCTACGCCGTGGTGAACGCGTTCACCTGGGAGAATGACGAGAACGGCAAGGGCATCTCGTTCGGCGTGTCGATCATCCAGCTCGTCAAAAAGGCCGAAGGCGACGAAGTGCTGGGCGGTGGCGGCGGTGGCCCGGACCCGGACAAGTTTCTGGAAAAGCTGGCCGACGAGGGCGACGCCCCCGCCGAGACCAAGAGCGGTGCCGGGGCTTCCGGGCTGTTCGGTTGAACGAAACGCGGCGGTCTTCGGGCCGCCGCATAACCCCTAGGAGACTGGAATGAATAAGACTCAACAGCAGTATGCGACATCTCGCGTTGATGGACTTCTTGCGAAGAAAGAAGTCGCACTGAAGACGAAGTTCACCAAGGAAGCGCAAGTAATTTCGCCTGAAGAGCGCGCGGCGCCGATCCGTTCCGGAAAGGTAAAACTGCGTAGCGACGTTACGCAGATCCACGTCTACACGGACGTTTCTGACGTTTTCGACTTCTCCAAGTACGCATGGCCGAGAACACTGAACGCAGATGCGTTCGAGAAAGCATTTCGCCCTCTTGCGGACGAAGCGCAGTCGCTGAAAGACACAATCATGCTCGGCGACAGCACGGAAGCGTTGGCGGCTATAGAAAAGTTCGCCGAGAAATGCGGGGCCTCGGCATGACCAATCCTGACCTGAAGGGCGGCGACAATGCCCAGACTGTCGCGGCGGCCGAATTGCGCGCGTTCGTCGAGCGCCGTGAGCGGCTGGAAGCCGACAAGGCCGAAATCGGCGAAGACATCAAGGAACTGAACGCCGAAGTGAAGGGCCGCGGCTACGACATGAAGATGTTCAATGAGATGGTCAAGCTGAGGAAGATGGACGCCGACGAGCGCGCGGAGCGTGAAGCACTACGTGATCTATACGCCTCTAGCTTGGGCATCTTCGGATGACGCTCGAAACCGCAATTCGGGAGGCCGCCGCAAGCGGCCTTTCCGAGCTGGACGTAAACGAAAGCCTGGGCGGCTGGCAAGCCATCGCAAAATTCCACGGCGCGTTGACCGGGCCGTGGTGCGTCGGCGTGGACCCCGATCCGGTCGAAGCGATCCGGAAAGCGCTGGCAAAGCGCGCCGCCCAAACAACCGACAAGGACATCTTCTCATGAGCAAAGTAGTCCACTATTTGCTGGGCGCGGACCGTAACAATCCTGATGCGGCTCGCGCGCACATCTACGCAAAAACATCAGCTGGTAACCTCTGGCCGATGTGTGACTATGGCTGGAACCGCAGTAACGGCGAACGCTTCAGTATTCTAAGGAGCTGGAACAGCGCACGCGGCAATTGCAAAATTTGCGAACGCCGTCTTGAAGCGGGGTTGCGCCCTATTGTCCATGCGCGTCCGCACAAAACCAAGTGGCTGTGAGGGAGAACTGCCAATGAGCTTCTTTCAGCAGATCGAAGGCGAGGGCTGCATCTTGATGCTCGCCGGTACTTTCTACCAGACGACACTGTGGGCGCGTGACGGCTACCTGTACGCCAAGCACGGCGCCGGCTGGGTGCGTCTGATGGCCGATGGCGCCACATCCAAGGCCAAGCTGCGATTGGATTTCATGACATTGCCCACGCCGCCGTGCCGGGACGCGTTGGGGCGGCTGTGCATGCCGACCGTGGCGGGTGCGAAGCCACTGACGCCAGAGCACGCCGTGCGCTTGCTGGGCCAGGCTTAATCATGAGCTACGCCAACTTAAAGGCCGTTCTCGAAAAGGCCGATCCGACAGACCGCGCGGAAGGCCAGTTGGCGTACTCGCGCTACAACACGCTTCTACAAGAAATCGCCGACTATTACTGTTTCGGCGTGGAGCAGACAATAGCAGCTTTCGCCGCGTTGTCCCCTAATAACGACTACATGGGCAATCTGCGTTCGCTAGTGTCGCTCTTAGTCGGCATAAACAGACATTGTGACTGTAAGGACATTACTGTCTCGACTTATAAGGCGTGCAGAGACCGAGCTTACGCTTACGCGACGAATAGCGTGAGTTTTACAGACACTGTTCGCGGACCTAAAATACGCGCTTTCTATTTTAACATTCTCAATCCGCAAGATCGTCGGTTTGTGACGATAGACGGCCATATGGCCGCCGCGTATCGCGCCAATAACGGAACCATGGAAGAGAATTTAGTAAAGCGCGGAGAGTATAACCGTATAGCAGACACAGTAAAACGCTTGGCACGACGCGAGGGCCTAATACCCAACCAAGTACAAGCAACCATATGGTTTACACGTAAACGCTTACTGAACATAAAATATGACGCACAGCTAGATCTATTCGACGCACCCGACAACAAATGGAAAACTTTAGTTAGCGTAAACGACATAAAACCATATGCCAGAGAAGGGTCAACTGCATCATGACTGCGGTCAGCATCGATTTCGAGACCCGCTCCGATATCGACCTCAAGACGCTGGGCATGTTCCGCTATTTCGAGAGCCGACATGCCCGCGTCTTGATCGGTTCGTATCGCATCGATGGCAGCGCGCCGCACCGCTGGCAGTACGGCGAGCCCTGCCCTGCCGACTTGACGGAAGCGATTGCCGGCGGCGCAATGCTGTCAGCGCACAACGCGGGTTTCGAGATCTGCTGTTTCGAGTGGCTACACAAGAACGCTGGCTGGCCCATGCCGGCGCTGACGCAATTCCGCTGTACGGCTGCTACGGCGTCTGCCTTGGCGCTGCCACGTGCGCTTGACACCAAGGGCGCCAAGACCGGTCTAGCCGAAGTTCTGGGGCTTTCTGCCCGCAAGGACAAGGAAGGCGAGCGGCTGATCCAGAAGTTCTCCAAGCCTCGCCGCGCGCGGGCTGGCGAAGACCCGAACGGCGTCTATTTCAACGAGCCCGAAGACTTCCCGGAGGACTTCGAGAAGTTCAAGGCCTACTGCGATCAGGACGTGATCGTTGAGGACGCCGCCGACGCCCGCATGATCTCGCTGTCGGACTATGAGCAAGCCGTCTGGCAGATGACAGAGGCGATCAACCGGCGCGGCGTCCGCATCGATCGCCGAAGCGCCCGCGCCGCCATGCGGCTGGCTGCCAAAGCGGGCAAAGCTCTCGACGCCGAAATGGCGCTGGCGACCGGCGGCTACGTCACAGCGTGTTCCCAGGTTCAGAAGCTGACGACCTGGGTCGAGACGCAAGGCGTGACGATCGGCAGTCTGGGCAAGACCGAGATCGCCGACCTGTTGGAAGCCGAAGACATCCCCGACAACGTGCGCCGCGCTCTCGCGCTGCGGCAGGAAGCGGGCAAGATATCCACGTCCAAGCTGAAGACCATGCTGGCAAGAGCGAACGCCGATGGGCGCGTTCGCGGCGGCTTCATCTACCATCAGGCCGGGACCGGGCGTTCCCAGAGCGTGGGCGTCAACTGGAACAACATGCCCAGGCCGCGCAAGGTCTTTGAGGACACGCATCCGCAATCGGCGCTACTGTTCAAGGCGCTCAATTCGGAAGACCCGGCGCTGCTCGCGTTTCTGTACCCGGAGACGCCGAACCCGCCCGCTCCCGACATGGCCCGCTTCCTGCTGCCCAACCAGGACGGCGCACTTGGCCGGCCGCTGCATCTGATCGCCGATGCGCTGCGCGGCTTCATCTGGGCCGCGCCGGGCTACGATCTCGTGCAGGCCGACTTCTCGAATATCGAGGGCAACGTCATCGCATGGACTTCCGGCGAAGAATGGAAGCTGCAAGCCATCCGCGAGATCAACGCCGACCCGAAGAACCACCCCGACATGTACCGGCGCACGGCGGCCGCCATTCTGAACAGTACGACCGACATCATCACCAAAAAGCATCCCATGCGGCAGGGCTGCGGCAAGCCGGCGGAACTCGGGCTTTCATTCGGCGGCGGCGTCATGGCCTTCGTCAAATTCGCCCGCAATGGCGGCGTGAGGCTGTCGGCGCTCTATGAGCCCGTGTGGGGCGCGGCCACCGAGGAACGCCGCGCCAAGGCCACCAAGGCCTGGGAAAGCTACTCCAAGCGTGGGCTGTACGGAACCGCCGAGCTGACGAAAGAAGCGTGGCTGGCGTGCGAGATCATCAAGCTCGGCTGGCGCGAACAGAACAGCGCTATCTACCAGTCCGGCAAGGATCTGGAAACCGCCGTCCGTGAAGCCGTGCAAGACCCAGGCACGATTACCCGCGCCGCCAAGGTCGAATATCTGGTCGCCCACGGCTTCCTGTTCGGCCGACTGCCCTCGGGGCGCTGTCTCGCTTACGCGGCGCCGGGCCTCAAGGCTCAGGTCTGGGCCAAGGTCAGGATCGGACCGGATGAGTGGTCGGACGCCGAAGTCATGGACCTAGACAGCGCACGGCGCGGCGAGCGCAACGGCACGGTCAAGATCGAAGGCCCGACATCCGACAAGGTGACCTTTCTCGGCGTCAACGACAAGAAACAGTGGGCCCGCTCGGCGCTGTATTCTGGCATTATCGCCGAGAATAATACCCAGGCCATCGCCCGCGATCTGCTGGTCAACGGCATGTTCAAGGCTGAAGCGGCTGGCTACCCGATCATCGCCACGGTCTACGACGAGATCATCTCCGAAGTGCCGCGCGGCTACGGCTCGCTGAAGGATTTCGAGCGCATGATCTGCGAACTGCCGGACTGGGCGGCCGGATTGCCGCTCGTCGCCAGCGGATGGCGGGGCAAGCGCTACCGAAAAGATTAAATGGCGCCCGACGCCGCAACCACAAAATCGCCTACAGCAGAACTATACACTATTCGCGCCCATGTGCCGCTCGCCAAAGTGACGTACGTAATAGTATTTCCCGAGTTTCGCACTAAAAGGGGGAAAGCCCCGGAAGCGGGCCTAGATACTAATACTTCGGCCCCATCAGAAATCGACGCCGTTTGTAAATTTACTGTTCTGGCCGCAGTGAGCGCAGTTGTAAATAGTAGCGTAGTAGCCCCTCCGCCATGGGTCCAACTTGCCCCGGCGTCGCCCACGAGCTGCACCCCCGGAACTATACCAACTGGAAGCCACGTTCCAGGAGTTCCGCCCACCGTACACATTGCATGAGTGGCGCGTCCTGGAGCGTACATCTCCCGGCGTACCAAAGCCCCAACCTCCCACGTGCCTACACTGGGCGGCACATTACCGCTAACAAATATGTCTTCCCAATAGAAAGCCACGATTGTCAAACGCGTGCTGCCCATCGCGGCGCCATTACACACCCGCGCCTCAAAATCTGAGTACTTTAGAAAATTAGCGGGCACAGGTAGCCTGTACCACAAAGAAACTGTAGTTATAGTAGGACTCGTTATTGTAGTTTCCACACCCCCCGCAAATACCCTAAAGTCGTACCCGTGTTCAGCTGTGCTCTTAGCCCGCACCCACAATGTAGCTCCATTTCTACTTGGCGCTGGAGCATACCTGACTGCTAGTACAGGCTCACCGGTTAGCCCATTGCCCCTCAATGCCGTGCCCGATATACTTTCTGCGTCGCTCACTAAAGTACGGCCGTCCAGAGTAGACCCGTGATACGCTAGATAGTTCTCGTCGTCTAAAACCGACAGCCGGCTATGCTTTTTAGAGGCCACTACATAGTTGCCCGGACTCTCTGCAAAAAACGTGGACCTGGAGTTACCGTATTGTACCACAGTGCCTACGTAAGTTCCGCGCACGTCAACCTCTATAAGCGTAGAGGCAGAAGTGTCAGTAAACGCTGTCGGCGAAGAAGAATTAAGGGCCTTACCCCTTACTGATATATTATCGCAAGCTACTATATAGAAAGCCAAGCTATACGATGTGTATACACAACTACTGTCAAAAGTAAAGCGTGATACGTTTTTTAGTGCCACTAATGGGTATGCGCTACCCCCTTGCTCAAATTTACAGCCCATAAACCTGATACTATTATTACGGCCGGGAGCAGAAGCGTCGTTCATGGAGCGCAGTAGCGTAGGGTGCGTACCGCCTAGATGCTCAAAATGACACGCAACAAAGCGAAGATCGTTATTTTGAATATCTATATCTGTGGCGTCGCCTGGGGAAAGTTCTAGCGCTCCGCAGATGTTTTGGTAGCCGGGGCCCCTAATAAACAGGCGCCAAAAATTTATATCTTGACACGCCGTTAGTCTAAGCCCCGCACCGCCGCTAGTTATGCCGGTTATAAGAACGTCGGACATTGTGCCGCCGTATGAATATGCCATCTGAATAAAATCAGACGCCCTTATCTCCGCGTCCGCAAAAGTAATCCGGGATAACCCGCCAAAATCCTGATAATTGTACTTCGCACCAGTTTGTTGCCACATGACGATATCGGCAGAACGTTTTATCACGGTTCCGCCAAATAAACTTGCCGACGCTCCGGTAAGCGCACGGCTATTTGCATTTATTGGCTGATTAATAACATACGTTTTCGCGGCTAACTGTACTAACGCACGCGGCAGCGCGGCGTTTACTGCGGCCTGTATCGCGCACCAGTCTACCTCATCGGATAAAGCTGTTGCATGTGGGTACACCAATCTCGCGTCGGCCAATGACGCAAACACCTCTGATAGTGGATGCGACGCGCCATCTCCGATAGCCCCAAAATTGTCTACGTGTACTGCGGTGGCAACAGCAATAGCTTGACGCGTCCGCAGCGGCGTCATGCCCTTATCGTTCACGACGCCGGCCTCAGCTTCCGCTTGCGAGGCCGTAGCGCGCAGAGTGGCGTTCTCCAGCGCCCGTTCAGCCGCGTACTCAGCGGCTTCGCGCTGATCCTCGGCGTACACTTCAGAAGCGTGAGCGGCAGTAGCTGACGCCGCGGCAGCCGTCGCAAACGAAGCGGCGGCACCCTGCGACGCTTCCGCGGCGTCCGCTGCTGCTTCCGCCCGAACTGCGTTCGCCAGAATATCCGTGCTTACCTCCGGCGCCATGGCGTCGGCCGTGACAATGCCATTCTTTAGCGCGCCGTCGGCGCGCCGGATATCTTTCAGCGCGTCGATCGTCTCGTCGATGCTGGTCGAGATATTCTCCAGTTCGTCGTCCAGGCGCGGCGCCGGAAGGGGCTTGGAGGGGTTGTTGGCCTGGTAGCCCTCGAAGGAGTAGCCCTTGGTGTACTTGGTGGGGTCGGCCATTTGGAGCGCTCCGCTGTTTGGGCCGAACAATACCCGAACCGCGCGTTCCGATCAATGTCTTACCCGCTGCCACAGCCGGGGATCTCGGGCCGATTGCACGGAGATGATCGTGGCGGATTGCCGCCCCAGCGGGCGCGTCTCATCCGTCAAATTATCCAGCACAAAATCACCGCGCTTCGTCGTGACGATCAGCACGGCGTGGTACT